AAACTGTCTTAGAGACTTAGAGTATCTTTGTGAACCTACAGAATATCACGAGAAAAGAATTACTGTTAAGTTCATCTGTGACAGAGGTGTGAGTCATGAGTTTGTAAGGCATAAATTACTTTGTGCCGCCTAATGGTAACATTAGGGCAATAACCCAGTGAATTGCTGGAAGGCTAAAATTTAATATTTATTAACAAAATTTGATAGAGTAATTTAATTTTATTTAGTATCTTTGTATCTTTAGAATATCTAAGTAACCTGTACGAATCTCAAAACCATATATGTGCAATAACTGGTAGACATATTGACTCTATAGATGAAGCATCTTTGCACAGGATAGACTCATCTAAGGGATATATTGAAGGAAACGTACAGTGGACTACTTATCAAGCTAATGTAAGTAAACACACTATGACAATGGAAGAATTGTATCAATTTTGTAAAGATGTATTAAATCATGCTGATCAGCAGCCAAGCCAACCTTTAACAAAGTTGGAAGGTTCAGAGACTAACAGTTGAAACTATGGAACAAATTGGAATTATAGTATTATTTACCACAATTCTGGCGTGGATTATTCCAGCTGGAATACAAGAATATAGAAATGAAAAGATTAGTAAAGAAAAATAATTGTAAATATCAAATATTTATAGAATTGTTTCCATATGCCTTATGTGAGAAACAAGGATATATTCCTGTTTGGTGTCCTGATAATTGCTCCATAGAATATAATACTGACACGAGTGCTGGGCATCCTGTAAAGGATGATGATATAGTCCGATACTCCTTTAAAAAGAGGAGAGTTAAGGATAAAGAGCCTTAACATAACAATTGAGAGTATTCTCTTTTGCTCAAGAGAGTACTAGATACTGTAATTATTCTAAGGATAAGTTTGATAGTGAGTGTACATTTATTATTCCTTGTTGGCTTAATATTGTAGAAGGCTCTTATGCCTTAAGAGATGTTGAGGAGAAATATGATAGGTGCTTAATTATTGACTCTAGCAAGGGAATTACCGATGAAGCTGCTGAATATATCAGAAGTCTTATATATAGTGAAAAAACTTACTTTAGTTTACTAGACGGAAACTGGAGACCTCAACAAGCAAGGGCAGTATTACCTAATTCTTTAAAAACAGAATTAGTAATGACAGGGTTTGTATCTGATTGGAAACATTTCTTCGAGTTAAGATGTTCTTCCAGTGCACATCCCCAAGCAAGAGAATTGGCTATTCCTCTGCAAGAGGAGTTTATTGCAAGAGGATATATTAATAACTAAAGAAAAAAGAATGAGTTTACTAGGAAAGAAGAAAGTAATTAATCCCACTCTGTTCAATGACAGGCTAGCATCTATCAAGGCTGTATTCAAAGCTGCACATGAGAGTGCAAGCACTCTCCATGCAGAGATGGAAGAGGATGTTAAAAGCAAAAGTGCTCAGATAGAGTCCCTACAACATGACATTGAAACCATCAATGCTTGTAAGAAGGAAACTGAGAAGTTTATGGAAAATATATCTAAACTTGTTTAAACAATGAGGACAAATCTAATTAAGCCTAAGAATATAAGTGAGGCAAAAAGTAAAACTAATAGTGATGGAATGCTTGATATAGTCATTGCATTTGATACTACTGGGTCTATGGCAAGCTACATAAAGTCAGTAAAGGAATATGTCACTGAACTTGTGCCTAAATTGTTTGCTATTAACCCCCACCTTAGACTAGGTGTTGTGGCATTTGGGGACTATTGTGATATGAAGAGCTGGTATGAGTTTGGTAAGGCATATCAAGTACTTGACCTTACATATGATTGGCATGAGATTATTGAGTTTATAAGTAAAGCTGAGAACACTTATGGAGGTGATAGTAGCGAGTTTTATGAGTTGGTCATTAAGAAGATAATTGAAGAAACATCTTGGAGGGAGGGTTCTACTAAGTCTGTGCTACTTATTGCTGATGCTACACCCCATGAGGTAGGATATTCCTATGGGAATAGAGTACGCAACAATAAAATTGACTGGAGGGTAGAGGCTGAGAAGGCTGCTAAAAAAGGTATTAAATTTGATACTCTTTCTATCACGGACAACATGTGGTTCGCTGAATTATCCCAAATGACCAATGGTATCCACTCATCCTTCAGGACAGATTCAAAAACTTCACAGCTTATTGAGGCTGCTATACTATCAAGAGGAGGTGAGAATGCAAAAATACTCTATAAGGCCAATTACCAGAAGTTTGTGAAGGAAGGGGATACGGAAATGGTTGATGTATATTTAGCGTATTCAAAGGAAGTTTTATGTTAAAAAAAAAAGTATGAAAGTAAATCTTAGGGAAATCGAAGTAGGAGACATCTTCTCGGAAGAATCTCACTATGTTGTTAAAGAAGTAAAGTCAGAAAGTGTTGTATTCAAGCATCTTGAGAGTGGAAAGATTGTAAATCTTAGTAACGAGTATGTCTATAACATGCTTAATACTTCAGACCAATATGAGAAAGAAGTAAAGGTTACTAGGGAGGACAAGAAAGATGGTACCCCCGGAATCAGGACTATCTTTGAGGGTATCAAGTCCTCTGAAGTATTCACTGTGGTCTTCAAGAAACAAGATAAGGCCAAGACTAAAAAGCAGTTTGAATCTGAGAAGGAAGCTCAAAGAATGGAAGCCATTAGTATGATTGATAGGGCAAAGAGACAGAAGAAGTCTATGGCCACTGCCTATAAAGAAGCTCTTGAGTTTGTTCAAAGCAATCCTATAAAGGATTATACTGAAGGAGAGGATAGGATATTGAGAGGCTTCAAGATTCAGTTTGTCTCAAGAGATGGCAAATACAGATGTATGGATATGGACATTGAGAAGACTGAAAAGGATACAGGGGAGAGGTTGGTAAACATTAACACCATATCTCAACTTATCTACAATGGAGTAAAATATACAGTTGAGTAACTTTGCAAGGAGGAGTAAGTTAATCACTTATTCCTCCTTAACTTTCTATGCAGCACATTGCATATTAAAATTAAATTTCTTACCTTTGCACAAAATAATACTTTTAATTATATGAGTTGTTTAACTATAACACCAAGAATTAAAGAATTAGCTAAAAAGTTTCCTAATGAGACAGAACAATCAGTACTCAATCTGGTTGGTATGTGGCAGGAAGAGAATAGTAAGTCTATTGAGGATATTCCATTAGAAAGTGAACTTAATGATTTTATTAAGGAGCTTAGAAGTGGAGAAGCTGTTGAACAGCTTGATGAGGCACTTAGTAGTTCTTTTGATACTCCAAGGATTACTTCTATTGAGGAGCAACAAAAGGTGGACTTACTCTTTGACCCAAGAACAAGAAGGGATAGGGTAACACTTATTGCAAGATTCTTTAGCAATGAAGTTGATAATGCCCTACAGGAGATGTCTGATTCTTTGAAGAGAAGAATTGATAATGCAAGTGGTGTAGAGAAAGAGGGATTGCAGGCTGAGCTTAATAGCTTGGACAGGTTCTCTGCCATAAGGAAATATACACCTGCTGGTATATTCAAGAGAGTAGCCAATATCTTCAATTCTTATGTGCAAGATACTGAAGAGGGTAGAATCCAGCAAGAACTTAATGCAATCAACTCCATGAAAGGTGCTGATAAGTTCTCTGATGAGCAGAAGCTGGAAGCTGCTAAGAAGAAAGCTGCCTACAAAAATCAGGAATATAAGAAGATAGTTGATGACCCTTATGTCTATAAAGCTCTTGCTGAGGAAGCAAGTACATTGCTTGTAATGACAGAGGGTATTAGAATAGACCCCAATTATATTGCACCTGCTGATGCAAACCTCAATAATGATGACCCGGAAGGCAATAGTGAAGTGGATAATGAGGCAGAAGATTGGAGACAAGAAGAGGCTTATAAGGATGGTTGGATGACCAATTTCAGACAAGTAAGTTCTCATGAGTCACTGTCACAGGCTGTAAGGAGAGTAATCAGGCAAGTACCTAAACTTGACTATAGAGGTAAGTATGAAAAGGATGATTTGGGTTTCACAAGATACCTTGATGCAGACTATGTCCATGCTACCTTCATTGACAAGTTGAAGGATATGATTAACTCCGATGATATGATTCCTCTTATGGAGGATTTACAAAAAATCAAGCCTTGGGTAAAGCAGGTTACCAAACTTATTCAAGGTGATGAGATTTTGTTCTCTCAATTCTATCAGGACTTCAGGAAGGATTATATGCCTTATTGGATTCAGAAGAAGAGGATAATGCCTGATGGTACACTAAAGATGGAGACTATTGCCATCAACAAGCCTGAAGGTGTGTATTACCTTCTTGATGCTTGGAGGGATAATTATGAGAATGGAATACAGCTTGATGATGATAGCATATATGAAAAGAATGGAGAAATAAATAGGGATAATGCAGCCAAAGGATTACAATGGACTGAGACATTAAACAATATGTTTCAGAACCTTGATACAGAGTCCAGACTTCAACTCTTGGAGAGAGAAGATGTATGGAATACCATAATGAAGTTGCTTCACATGTTAGGTATTGATGCTAATCCCTCTGTATTAAAGACTTCATTGACTAATATAAAGACTGCTACAGGGGTTACATTTACTGACCCTATTATGCTTCTATTGCCTCAGTTAAACATTATATTTAGTGGAGTTGCTGGAGGTAAAGTGCAGGATAAGGTGGATGAGAATGAGGCAGTTAAGAGAGGGGACCTTATCAATACCTTTGGTTCTGCCTATAATACAATTGCAAATATGATGGCAGAAGTAACTGAAGATGCCATAGAGAGTAGTGTCAGGGAGAATGATAAGTCTTACTATTCTCATGTTACTCCTAACTACTTAGGTAAGCTTATTAAGAATCTCAAGAATGTCATGAATGACAAAAAGAGATTTGAACAGTTTATGCAGACAGAATTCAAGGACTATGAATGGTTTTACAAGGATGGTTACTGGAGAAATGACTGGTTGGCTCAACTGAATCAGTTTGATGAGTTGAGAAGAGGTCTTAATCATAAGGTAGTGTTAAACTCTGATAAGGTGGACTACACCAACTGGGATGATTTGGATTACACCTTGGCTCTTTTGACAGAATATTGGGGAGACCCTGACTCTGCAAAGTCAAGTATAAAGTATGCTTGGTATCATGTACCTATTCTTTCAGATAGCCCCTCTGCTGAATTTATCAGATTTAGAAAGTACACCACAGGTGATGTGCTTGATGAAAATGGTAAGAAGAGGACTTATGATGATGTTATCCTTGACAAGTTAGTAGACTTGGTTAATCAAGAGTATGACAGAATTATGCTGGTTAGAGAGAGGGATGAGGCTTATCAGAGAGGAGATAAGAGTGTTGAACCTATAGCAAACTATGATATTGTAAGGAAGAAAGATGGCTCTATAAAGAGTCTTGGAGGTGCAGAATTTAAGTTCCTTCCTGCTCTTAATAACATCAAGTATGACAATGGAGAATCCTTTATTGATAGACTAAGCAAACTCAGAAACAAAGGTACTGGTGCTGAACTTAGACTGTTTCTAAGAGAAACACTTAATGACATGATGGAAGATGGTTTTGAACAGACCTACAGAGATTGGGTAGCCATAGGTCTACTTGATGAGCTTCCTAATGGCAAATATAAGTACTTACCTTTTGAAGGTCAGTCTAAACAAAATAGCATAACTGCTAAAGCACTTATCAAGGCTAAAGATGCCTTAGGTTCTTTATGGACAACTAATATGGAACTGTTGCTTAGAGCCTATAACAACAATAGTACTTTTGGCACTAGAGAGGCAAATAACCTGATGGAGCAGATTAAGAATTTACTTACAGATAAGGCTACAAGAGGTGAAATGGAGTTGAAAGATGTCCAATCAATCTCAAGGAGTCTATTTGTAAAGAACAATGCTAAAGATGCTCTCAGAGAGTACTATTGGAATAGTAAATTAGCTACTTCACAGATTATCCAACTTACTACTACTGACCTTGCTTTCTATAAGAACCTTGAGGACTTTCAGAAGAGATATAAGGAGGTTCATGCTCCTGCTCTCAGATTGAATACTAAAGCTACTTATAAAGGTGAGAGAATTGGTAGAGATTGGGAGAGAACTATTTACTTGAAGGATGATGAAATAGTATCTGCTGTACTTGAGGATATTAAGACTGTACTTGATGAAAAGGTCAAGAAAGGTGAGATGTCCAAGATAGACAGGGATAATATCATCAGTAAGTTCAGAAATGTGAATGTAGCAGATGCCCAAGCTTACAGAAGCCTGAGTTCTTATAGAGCTATCCTAGGAATGTCAGGTCAATGGACAGATGATATGGAACAGGCATATAACAACTTCAAGAATGGAGATTGGAATATAAAGGACTTCAATATCATTTGGCAGACCAAGAAACCTTATGTCTATACACAAGTCAACAATAATAGTGGTGTTGAAGGGCATACTGGAATCAAAACTCCTGTGCAGCATAAGAACTCAGAGTTTCTGTTACTTGCAATGCATGAGTTGGTAGCTGGTCCATTAGGAAGGTCAAGCAAGCTGAAAGCCATAAATAAGTTTATGGAGGATAATCAGATTGATGTGGTACAGTTTGAATCTACTACCAAAGTTGGTAAACAGGGTGTGATAGATTTGAATGATGTAAATACAGGGGACGAAGTCCTCCAAAGACTTAAGGATACCACAGGTATTGGATTTGGTAATGAGAATCCCAATGTAGTACATAAAATATCTTATGAGGATTATGGTATTCAGACTGCAACTCCTGAGCATGCTATTGATGCAGTTCAGTTAGTAGGTACTCAAATTAGAAAGCTTATTACTGCTGACATTAGTGATGATACCACCATTACAGTGGATGGCAAAAGCATGACTAAAAAAGAGTGGCTTGACCTGTATAATGCTATCAATACTGAGAATATCTTACAAGCATTTGCTGATGTGGATGAGATATTCAAAGACCCGGAGGAAGTGGAGAAAATCCTACTTGAAGAGATTAGAGGTAATCAGAGGTATGGCATGGACATGATGAGGGCTTGTACTCTTGATGAGAACAACAACTTCAATATACCTCTCTTTGACCCTGTACAGTCTCAAAAAGTACAGACATTACTCAATAGTGTAATCAAGAGTAGAATTACTAAACAGAAGATTAGAGGTGGAGCATTGATTCAGGTATCTGATTATGGTCTGACTGATGAACTTCATGTAGTATTTGAAGGTGAAGGTGCCAACAAGAGAATCAAGTACCTTGAATGTTATATGCCTGCATATAGCAGAGAGTTCTATGAGCCTCTTATGGACCCAAATACTCACCAACTTGATGTGACCAAGCTACCTGAGGACTTAAGAAAGTTGATTGGTTATAGAGTTCCAACAGAGGATAAGTATAGTATGGCCCCTCTGTATATCAAAGGATTCCTGCCTCAACAGAATGGTTCTGCAATCATGCTTCCTGCTGAGATTACTACTCTGTCAGGTTCTGACTTTGATGTAGACAAGATGTATATCATGTTACCTGAGTTCAATATATCCAAGGAAGTGAATTGGAAAAAGTTTACTGATTTGGTTATGCAGAATCAGGGATTTAGAAAGTGGGGTATAGACAATGTCAAAATGACTATTGACCAGATTAGGAATGGCAATATATCATTCTCTGAAGATACTCCTGAGATGCACCTGTTTGACTATTACAATAGCATAAAGGGGAGTTTGGTAGAGACTAAGATAAGAAAGGCCAAGTATGATTTCAGCAAATCTCCACAGGAGAATAGTCTTGAAGCAAGAAATAACTTGTTGATAGATATGATGTATGGGGTTCTCACTAATGCAGATACAGCCTCCAAGATTCTTAACCCCGGTGGTTTTGATTATCAAAAGAGGTCTACAAGGATAATGACTATCCTAAATGATTCCTATGAGAGTGATTTGAGTACTGCCTTGCAAGCAATAGGAGTAAAACTTGATAAGACTGTTCAAGAGAATGGTAAATCTTATCCTAAGTCCATTGCTTCATACTTGTTTGACTTAGACCTTGATACTCTTGATAAATTGGCTGAAAAGACTAAGACCAAGATGGACCCATTATCTCCAAGAACTCAGGTAATGTTACATCAACAGAACATGACTGGTGCAAAGCTGATTGGTATATATGCCAACCATAATGCCAACCATGCCCTGATGCAGCACACCCAGCTATCTCTAGATGAGGAAAATGGTTCATTTACACTGAATGGAAAGAGACTTACATCTTTGCATGATGTCATGAATAGGGATAAGGAATTTATCTCAAAGAACAATGCTGGCTTCCTAGCTGCTTCTGTGGATAATGTGAAAGACCCTGTGCTTGCAGCACTTAATCAGAATACGTTTACCGCTGATGCTTCTATGCTTCTTTCAAGATTAGGTTATAATCCTATTGAAATAGGTTTGCTTATGATGCAGCCTATTGTCCAAGAGATTACTCAAACCTACTTTAGAGAAAGTAGAGAGGGTAAAGGCAAAGATACTATTATTGATGAGGTACTTGACAAATACAAGGAAAAGGCTGCTCTTAATAGTGACTTGACTTATGATAACTACAAGAATAACAGCTTCTACATTGAAGAGCTTGCAGACAATATAATGCTTGCCAAGGAGGCTGTTACTGATAGGTCTCAGACTTCTGACTTTAGGAAGATAGAGTTCTACCAGAAACAAGTTGCAGTTGGTTATCTGTTTAAGAGAGTTATGAACTCTGCCAATGCTTTGGGTCAATTAGTACAAGCCACAAGGTCTGATACCCAAGGTGGTGCTGCTGGTCCTACTATTGCAGATACAGAGTTGAAGATACAGAAAGTAAAAGACCTGTTAGACCAAATAGAGAGTAATGATAAGTTCCCATTGAAGAATGCCAATGTCATATATGATGATTTGCTTGCAGATAATCCAGACACTGACACTCTTAGAGAAAGATTATTATCAGCTCCTCTCCCATTCTTACAGGCTTTCTACACCCTTGGTTTGCAGATGTCAGAGAGAATGTTGGGTTCTTATTTCCCTCAATATACTGAATCATTTAGGTCTGTAATTGATAGCCTTAGAGATTTGACAAAGACTGGCAGGTTAAATGTAAAGACTATGAATAGCATCTACAATGACTTACTTGCCTATATAATGTCAAAGAATGGATTCTTTGGTTCTGAGCTGGTTGTAAACCCTGACTCTGAAGTAGGTGATGTTGTTGTTTCTTCTTCTGAAAAGAGAAAAGATTTTATCAATAACTTCCCTGCTTACTTTAAGAAAGTAGTAACAGACAATGAGGATATAGCTGACCTTGAATTTATTAAGAGACTTAAGGTGATTAGAGCAAATGACACTAATCCTGTGGATACTGTAGTGTTCAAAAATGTAGGTCAATTAAGTCCTACTCTAAGGGAAAGATATATGAGGGATTGGACATCTCTCCTATATATGTCTAATCCTGAAGCTCAGAGACTTGCTCTTAACCTGTTCAGGTACAGCTATTACAGGAATGGCTTTGCATTTGGCCCAAATACCTTCATCCACTTGGCTCCTGTGGCAGTGAGAAACATCATACCAGAGTATATAAGTACACTAAGAGGCCTTACATTATCCAATGATGATTACAGTCAATTTGTAGACCAATATGTCTATAACCACTTGGATGATAGGAAGTTGGTTCCTGAAGTTCCTGACACAGCCTCTGTCCAGTTCATAGGAGAGGATAATGAAATCAAGGATGTGGTTACATTTGTGATTGATGGTGATGCTACCTTTGGTGATAAGAAAGTCATCAAGAAAAGGATAGATACCCCTGATGGCCCAGTCTATGACTTCTTCAAGTATATAGGCAAGAGAATCAGAGGAGGGTATGTCTATTACAAGTTACTCTCATTAGGTACTGAGCAGGCTAATGTGGCAACCTATGAAAGGATTGAGCCACTAGGTTTCAGGAACAGTTTCATTGAATATGAGTATGGTAAGGATGCAGAAGAGATGGAAACTGTAATTGATAAGAACAGGAAGGATTATGACCCTTATGCAGATACATTATCAAGATTTGATGATGGAAATGTGGAAGTGGATTATGATTCCATGCCTGATTATCAAGATATTCCTCAAGTAGATGTGGATGCTTTCCAACAAGTATATGGCACTCCTCTTGATACTTCTGCTCCTAAGACTGATGACATAACATCTATTCAACCTAATACGGAGTATAAGGATGAGAATGGTGACAGTATTTGTGGTGCTCCAACATTATATGAATTGTAAGATATGGCAAAAAGTTGTGCAATTATTCCAAAAGTGAAGAATAGAAATGGTCAAGTAGTGGACAGCAAGTTATTTAAGGACTTGCTGTCCTTCACTTCCAATAATAGGAGTGAAGCTGCAAGACTATATCTTATCACAAAGTCTGACTCTTTTATAAGAGATTGGAATCCAAGATTAGTCTTGGATGAAAACAATGAACCAACACTAAGGAGTTTATTAAAACAAACTAATCTTAGTAGGGTTATTCCAGACACTAAAGTACTTGAAAGACTCAATAGAGAGATTGGGTATTACAAGAAAGGATTAGATAGACCTGCTCTTTGGGTAAACAATGATGATAATTATCAGAAGTTAAAACAAAGAGCTATAGCCTTTAATCAAAACTCTGAATTTAGAGATGATTATGTGGCTAATATAATCAAGATTCAGGACTCTGAGTCCCCAAGAATATTTATAGGAATAAAGGTTGAGAAAAGAAATAGGCTTAACTCTATAAATGCAGATAAGATGGAATACAATGAAAACCTTAATAATAGGTTGAGAAGTATTCTTGAATCCCATGGTATAGGGATAGGTGCTTTGACTGACCTTGAAAAGAGAATGGGTATTCATGGTGTAACTGACTTTGATGTTGCAAGGAATGCGGCAGATGGTCTTATTGAAATGATTAGGCTTGCTAATGGTATCCAAGGTGAGAAGGCTCTTCCTGAAGAGTTTGCACACTTTGCCATTGAGGCCATGGGGGATAATCCTCTTGTGACAAGGCTAGTCAATAATATATCCTCTAATGGGCTGACAGGAGAAATCATGGGTGAGGACTACGATACTTATAATACACTATATCATGGTGATGAGTTTAAGCTGGCAAAAGAAGCTGCGGGTAAATTGCTTGCAAAGCATTTGCTACAAGGTGAAGATATTCCATCAAAGCCCTATAAAAATCTCCTGCAAAGAGTAATCCAAGCAGTTAAGGGTTTCTTTCAGAAACTCAGTGCAAGTCCTATCCAAAGAGCCATGAAGGAGGCTGACAAGAATTTCGGCTCTTTAGCAAGGCAGATACTTGATGGAAGCTTGGATGAGACTATCAATGTTGACAATATCAAATCAAGTGGAGTATTCTATAATACCTCAGAGAGGGTAACTAGAGATAAGAAACTACTTCAGGAAATCATTGGCAATGAGCTAAAGAGATTGAAGATTTACGAAAAAAGAAACCCCAATAGCCAGTTTAGCGCCAACCAAAGGCTCCTTATTGATAGGTTAGATATTGAATTGGCTGATAATAATGAGATAGAGGGCATTTACACATTCCTAGAGAATGCACTTGAAGAGTTATCTAAAGTGAATAACAGGCTCACTATGTTACAGAATACTCCTGCTACTGATATAAATGAGAGGGCTAGGGTATTAAGGGATGTAAGGAACTACTTATATAGTTATAAACATATTACTGATGACATAAGAAAATCCCTTGTTGATGAGGAAAAATATGAAGACAATAGATATGGTCAAAGAGTAAGGGTAGCACTTGATAATACAAGTACATTGCTTGGTGACCTGTTTGTCAAATATAATAATGTATCAATGCCTCTCTTTGTTGATTTTATCAAGCCCTTTGTAGGAGAGAGTATTACTGTCCCCTTTGGCAAGTTTAAGGGTAAAACCATGACTGCTGAGGATTTGGTTAAAGTAGCTGACAATGATATATCATTCTTTGACAGGTGGCTTGATTCTATGGCAGACTCCTCAGACTATATGTTGAAGGTAATGGACCAAGCTGTCAAGAAGAGTAAGGAAAATGCAAGGCTTGAGACTATTAATGTCATGAAGGAGTTGCAGGCTGCTGCTATCAGGCTAGAACAAGCTGGTATAAAGAATACTGACTGGATGTTTGAAAGGGATAGCAAAGGTAATCTGACAGGTAACTATATATCTGAGATTAACCAAGGCTTGTTCAAAGAGAAAGTTAGGGAAATGTTCAAGTCTCTTAATGAGAAATATGGGCATAATCCTATTGGTGATTATGCGGAAAAGTACAGGAGGGAAAGACAGGCTTGGTTTGATGCCAACATGGAGATTGTTGATGGAAAGAAACAACCTAAAGTATCCATTTATGGCAACAAGGCTTATCAAAACCTGAATCCTGCTCAAAAAGAGTATTATAATAAGGTTATGGATATAAAGGCCAAGCTAGATTCATACCTTCCTGACAAATATACTACCTTAACCAATGCAGTTAAGATTAGAAAAGATTTACTTGAAAGAGTAAAGTCTTCTGATGGTGTAAAGTCCGGAGCAAAACAAATATGGGAAAGCATAAAGGATGAGTTCATCAGAAGGACAGATGATACTGAGTTTGGTGATAGGGCTACTGTGAAAGACTTTGAAGGCAGAGAAGTGCAGGTACTCCCCATCTATTATACCAAGATGAAGAAGGGAGAAAGTCCTAATGACCTATCTACTGATGTGACATCTACCCTTACAGCTTATGCTGCTATGGCAAATGATTTCAATGAGATGGGTAAGGTAATTGATGTTCTTGAACTTGGCAGGGATATGCTAAGGGAAAGGGAAATAGTACAGGTAAGAGGAGGTAAACCTCTTGCAGAGAAGTTCAAATCTGTAGGAAGAAAGGTAGAATCAACATTGACTAAGTCAGGGGATGAGACAAGATTCATGCAGAGATTAAATGATTTCTTTGAGATGCAAGTGTATGGCAGGTATATGGCAGATGAAGGAACATTTGGCAATACCAAGATTGATAAAGGAAAGGTAGCTAATTTCGTTAATAGGGTGACTTCTCTTAACACATTAGCAATCAATGTACTATCTGGCATTTCCAATGTGGCTACTGGTGGAGTGATGATGAGAATTGAATCTTTCTCTGGAGAATTCTTCAATGAATCCAATACTCTTAGGGCTGACAGGAATTATGGTCAGGCATTACCTGAATTCCTTGCAGAGATTGGTAATAGGGTTAAGACAAGCAAGCTTGCTTTGTGGGATGAACTATTCAATGTTATGCAGGAATATGAAACTGATGTCAAGGAAGTGAACTTTGATAGGAAGACATGGTTTAGCAGAATGTTTGGTACATCTGCATTATTCCTTATGAATAATGCTGGAGAACACTGGATGCAGAATAGAACTTCATTGGCACTTGCAGATGCTTACAAAATGAAGGCTCCTGATGGTAAAATAGTATCTTTATGGGATGCTATGGAAGTAGTTCCTATTGATAAGAATAATAAGAAGTTAGGTGCTAAACTTCAATTAAAGCAAGGCTATACTAAGGAAGATGGCTCTGCATTCACAAAGGATGATATTATAGCTTTCAGTAGAAAGTCTGCTGCCATAAACCAAAGAATGCATGGTATCTATAATAAAGCTGACAGAAATGCAGTACAAAGGCTGGCTATAGGTAGAATGGGGGTTATGTTCAGAAAATGGGTGAAGCCCTCCTTGAATAGAAGATTCAAGTCTGCAACATATAACTATGACCTACAGGCATGGACAGAGGGTTATTATAATACTACAGGAAGATTCTTGATGCAACTTGCCAAAGAACTGAGAGAAGGCCAGTTTGCATTGGCTGCAAACTGGAACAGGCTATCAAAGGCAGAGAAGGCCAACATCAAAAGGGCTGCTATAGAAGTAGGTCATTTCTTAGCAGTAGCACTTATTCTTGGCCTTATGGATTGGTCTGATGACAAGGATAGACCTTGGCTGGTTAAAATGGCAGAGTATCAATCAAGAAGACTATATACTGAACTTGGTTCATTGATTCCCGGCCCACAGATGGTTGGAGAAGGATTGAAGATTATGAAGTCTCCTGCTGCTGGTATTAATACCCTTGAGAATACACTTGACTTAGTAGGTCTTTTAAATCCCTTCAACTATGAAACAGTTGCTGGAGAAGATGCCTTGATACAATCAGGCAGATACAAGGGAGAATCCAGAGCTACTAGATTGTGGTTTGAGTCTCCTTTGATACAAATGAATAAGACAATTTACAGAGGGTTACACCCTGAAGAGGGTATCCCTTTCTTTAAACAATAGTTATATGGAAAATGTAAGTTTGTTTATGGCTATCCTCATAGTAGGGATAGTATTAGGAATTTTGGCTTTGGGATATATCCAAGACAAAATGTAGTGATTGTTAATGATGGAAATAGGGGGAGTGAGTAGATTAAGTTCTACTCCTCCCCCTATTTTTTTTTTAATTTTTTTTTTACCTAATAAAATAGGGCAAGGTGATTAACCCTGCCCTAATAAAAAATTTCATCCTATTGACTAGAAGGCTATACACTTGATGGCTTGGTCTCTTTCTTCTTGGGAAATTGAATCAAACTTCTCCTTAGTCCAACCCTTCTTCAATAAGTTCTCCTTAATAGCGTCATCCATCATATCAAATGTGGTCAATGTTCCTTTAGGAAGCTTCCTATACCTAGTATCATCATTGGTTCTACTATAAGTGCCAACATTATTGGTAGCTGATTTTACTTGGTTGGCAGTAGGAACTACTATTTCCTCAAATTTGCCTTCTGTACCACTGTATAGAACACCATCATATTGCTTCAGTTCATCAGGAGCATTTTCTCTATTGAACATATTCACTATTTCACCTCTTCTAGTGGACTCATCCATGTCTAAAGTATTATCTATACCTACAATGAATGGGTTCCTCATATTGACAAACAACTCCATAATATTACCATACTGCATGGCCTTGCCCTTTACAGAAGATAAGTATAATCCCTTGCCATAATATCCTTCATCTGTAGCAGAGCCAAACAGATTTGGGTTATATGTAGTCCATTGGCTGTTGGTACCATGATATACTACCAGAGGTTCACCATTTTCATCAACCACCTTACTAGCTTCCTCAGGATTATTTTCCCAGTCCCCAAACCATTCTTTAAATGCTTTGGTTCTTACATGGATATATTGCCTTTCAGTAAGGTTTGAGGGTTTCTTATTAGGTGCCAATAAATTACCCTGCTCATCTCTTGAATTTTTTAGTATATCCAGCATTTCTGGAGTATACTCCTCTTGTCTAAGTCTGGATTCATCAAGAGATTTAATCTTTTCCTCTTTATTAGCATATTTTCCTTCATTAATAGCCCTGAAATAGTAGATAGAAGATGGCCTAAAGTCTTTCCAATACTTAGTCTTAATGAATAATGACTTAAAGAAGTCTATTATCTTCCTTCCTAAGCTTCTGGTATCCTTTCCTCCTTGCATTACAAATGCCCTGAAATCCTCAGCCAGTTCTTCTTCCAGCTCAAGGTTACCCATATTAGGATGCTTTCCTCTATACTCATTCAATAACACCATCCTCTCATTATTGTCTAGAAGGAGATTAAACACAGCATGGAATGCTTCATGGTATGCAGTACCTTCAGCAGCTATATCAGACAAAGTGATAATGCCTTTATCAAATTGACCCCAAGCCAATGCACCTTGACTTCCTACTTTAATAAGACCCTTTACTATATGTATCCTATCACTTTCACTTAATTGGGGCAATGTCTTTGCAATCCAATCAAGTTCCTTTTCCTGATTCCATACAGTAGCTTCTGTAGAATCTACTCTTCTCAAAGTAAACTCATCCTCAAACTCTTCATCGTGGTTATTGATTGCCTGCTCCTTTTGTGCAGTATAAGCAGCACCTGTTTGAGTATTGCCTTGATTAATAGTAGCAGGAGTTACTGTATTGGTAATAGGAGTTATATTGACAGCAGGAACCTCATCAGGATTGAATAGCATAGTCTTTTCATTAGACATATCCTTAACCTTTTGTGGTTTGGCACTTAAAGCTTTCATTATAACATTAAATGCTTCCTCATCTGATTTACTAAGTGTTCTGGTATCTACAAGCTTACCATTTGGTAATACCACAAAGTAAGAAGATGACTTATTCATTTCACCACCTCTGCCAAATCCCCTATCTCTTTCCTTTGTAATGTATATAGGAATCCCTTCTACTTCACCAGCCTTCTTGATATATCCTTTATACAATTTCCCGTCTTTCTCATAATAACCCACAATAGAACCTTTTCCCAAAGAGTTTTCAGGCAGTATCCTATCTACAGGATTCTGAGTTTCCAATGAAGTTTCAAAGATAGGTAGTACTTGCTGGCTCTGTGCTGGAGTAGCAGGAGTTTCAGCAACCTTATTTACCTCAACAGGACTGACTAAAGGCACATTTACAGCAGGATTATACTCAACAGGAATACCTTTCTCACTTTGTACTGCTGACACATTCTCCTTGTCATAGCTCAACACAAATGGCATTATAGCCAGTTTGGTAATCGGGGTTCCATATTGGGATTCAAACAGGTTCTTGTATGCAGACAACTGTAAGGTATAGTAATCCTTTGCACTCATTCTTTGAGTGGCAGATGGAGTGGTAAAGTAATTCACCTTGTGTCCATATCTGTCAGTAAAGTCATAGAAGCTGTATCTACTTGATTTCACATCATAGATTCTAAAGTTACCATCCTTATCAACTGATAGAATATCAACTTCTCCTGCAACTCTTGTGCCATCAGGATATTTCTGATACAATATAATATTATCAGCAAGGAATCTTTCTCCCATATGCTCCATATTTGATTTGACCCTGTTAAGAGTAGTAATCAAATCCATGAAGGCATTTTCTGACATATTAGATGGCTTGACTATCCTTGATACATCTCTTATAGTGAAATATTGCCTGATAATGCTATCTACTGCTGAGCCAGCATCCAATGCTCTTTGTGAGTTGGTACCAGACATCTTGTCTCTTACTGTATTCACAATTACATCTCTACTCTTGGCATCAGTCTTTCCTTGGTAACCATCAAGACTAATCTTGTATTTATTCTCAAGGAATTTCAAGTAGTTATCATATTGTGCTGGAACATCAACCAACTGCGATAACTTGGTTCTCACTTGGGTTAAAGCCTCTGTTTGCTTAGAGGACTCTATCCAGTTAGAACCTAATCTACTGTGTACTCTACTATATTGGTGATACTCACCATCATCCTCAAGTACATAATAGAACTCACCATCAGTTCTTGTCTTATCTACTTTCTTTTGGTTCTCATATATTTCACTGATAACCTCCTTAGATTTAGCAACTCTATCTTCTTTCTCCTTCTTTCTTCCTGCAATAGTATCTTTTACATCTTGTGCCTCTTGCCCTGTAATGTACTTCTGAGAGGCCCTATCAAGAACCTGTCCATCAGGTGTAAGAACTTTGTTATCTACCATCATTGAAGAGTTTGTAGCATCACCAAAGTTATCTTGTGCCCAAGCCAAGTCAAACAATATTCTATTGCTGTCAGTAACTTCTACACTCTTGCCTTGTTCATCCCTAATAGTATTTGTCTTCAAGTCTACATAGTAAGACTTATTTGTGAAAGCAGATACTATCCTTGTGCCTGAAATAGCACCCTCAGTACCACCTACAGGAGTCTCAACCTTTCTCTTAGGTTGAGGAGCTACAAAGGCTGGGCTTATAGCTTGGTGCAGGTTGCCCTCATTATCAAAGTAATCAGTTGTAAACCAAGTACTTTTTACTGAAGCCTCAGTAATATTTGAGGTAAGAATGTCAGAATTGATAAGCCTGTTATTGTATGCACCCTCATTAATCCTCTTTGTGCTGACTTGTAAAGGAAGGTTGAATTTAATAAGGTGCCCAAGTATTTCATTGTATATATCATTAGGGTCTTTAGGAGCATTGAAAGCACTTGTATCACCTTGGTCTTCTGCTGCTGTTATATCCCATTCTACTCCTGAAATGACAGCAGTCTTACTTCCTGTAGAGAAGTATATATCATACTTATCTTCCTTGATTTGCTCCTTACCATCTATGATAACTTTCTCATAAGTACCATCTGGTCTTTTAATCTTCTTACTAATTACAATACCATCACCTGACCTGCTACTAAACCAAGTAACCATTATATCCTGCATATACAAGTCTTGTGCCAAGTCCTGCATTGCAGCAGATACATCATCTTGTGATGTAGCTGTAGATAACTTAGTAATTGCATTCTTTATATCCTCCCCAATTGGAGTAGAACCTACTGAAGGGTCATTTAAATTAAACTCCTCATTATTGAAGTGCTTAACTCTTACAGCAGCAGGTGAATACTTTCCAGCCCCATTAGGAATAAGTAGATATAGTCTACCTTCCTTTTGGCTCATATCTACTGGCTTGATAACAAGACTGTCATCAACTTTGCCATTAGTTGTCAAAACTCCATTCTTGATGATTCCGAAAACAGGTCTTCTATCATCTGATGATACATTAGGAATATCCTTAAGACTTCTTTCTGTATTACCATAAGGAATCCTACCTATCATTATCTTGGATACCCTTGTAACAGGTGTGGCAATGAATTTACCAGCTCTATTTTCCCTGTTAGCAAACTCATCTTTTATTCTCTCTTCAAGTCTCTTCAGGCCCTCATATCTTGAAACACTGTAATCAGACTCATCCAAGCTGCCAACTACTTGGTTATTCTTTCTATCTATAATGAAGATGGTTTTGTCATTGAAGTCTGGGTCAATCATAAACCCAAGTTCATCACCTGCCTTCAAGTTACCTTCATTTAAATATCTGAATGTATTCTGGTCCCTAAGATAACCATAGATACCAGAGAAGTCCACTCCCTTTTCCCTTTCGCCTACTACAACATCAAATGGCCTAAAGTCACCTTCCTTGCTTGCTTCTATATGCAACTCAGGTATGGCAGGTCTATAGAACTGGTTGACTCTATCCCTACTTGGTCTTTGTGGGGCTTCCACCCTTTCATTGGCTTTCTTATTTTCCTCATTAACCATTTCAGGAGTTACATTGCCAACAGGTATTTCTACTACAGGCAAGTCTTCACTACTTGTTACAGTAGGGACAGTAGAAGTTCTACTGTCTCCAGTAGTATCTCTTCTATCATCACCTCTTGTGGTACCTTCTCTTCTCTCTACAGGTTTCTTATATTCAGGAGAGAACCTATCCTTAAACTTATTGTCATTATTTACCTGAGACATTGCTTTTTGCAAAGCATATTGAGCCTCTTGGAATCTTGTTGCAGACAACTCAACATCACCCTCAGATGCTTCATCAAAGGCATTCTCATTGTTAATGTAGATAGAATTAGGATTAGCTACCTGTTCAAGATTCTCAGAGTTATTAAACTGGTCTTGAAGGAGTTTAATAGCATCTTGCTTTACTTGTGGCTCTTCATCTGATGATTGTATAATCCTACTAACTTCATTATTATATTGTGAGGTCTCTCTATAGTTCTTGGCCATCTCATTACCTTCATCTTCCAAGGCTTTCAAGGTATTATCCCTATTTACTATATCATCTTGGTCATCCAAGATAGCTCTGAACTCTTGTAGATTCTGTGCAGAACTCAAAGAAGCTTTCAGGTCATTTGATTTCTTCTCAGCTTCTTGTTGTGCAGCTTGTTCACCTGCCTTTATATGGTCTTCTATCTGCTTCTGAGGATTCCTGAGGTACTCATTAAGTTTGTTGTTATATACCTCTGAGGCATTTCCTAACTTGACAATATCATTAATCTTGGTTATAATGTCTTCTTTCTCATCCCCACTAAGCACAGTATCATCAACCTCATTAATCTCATTGATTAATCCCTTGGTAAACTTAGGATAGTCTATCAATGTTCTAGGCAAGACATTATCCTCCTGACCTTTTACAAAGCTAAGAGTATTTATAGCTTTCTCAATGGCTCTTATATTATTGTCTGCCTGTTGATACCCTTCAGATAATCCTTTATGAGACTGACCCTCACTGCTCCTTACTTGCTGATTGAATCTAAGGAATGAATTTAGATTGCCTATCACATTACCAATAGCTGACTTTACCTCTCCAGACATAGCTGTAGCCCTTTCAGCCCAGTTACCAATCTGGGACTTCATCCAAGTCAGTTCCTCAAGTTGGTCATCTGATAATTGCTGGCCTGTCCTAATATCAATGTCATCTCTTATCTTCAGGTAATCACTGATGGTCTTGGTCATTTCATCATGATTCTGCTGTAGTTTCTCTATCATCTCCTGTTTGCCCTCTGGAGTAGCATACATAGGGTTTCCATTCCTATCTACAAATGGGCCAACCTTAGAACCATCTTCAAGAGTAGTTGTGGTATTCTCTACAATAGAGGCAAGATTCTCGTCTGATGTATCAAATGCAGCATCAATAAGTGTGTTAAGGTCTTCCATCCTTCCTGCATTATCAAACATGGCAATATCAGATACCAATTGGGCATGCTCTGCATTTTTGAAGTTGAACTCATCACCCTGCTCAGCAGCCCTATTCATATCATTCTGATACTTATTATGCCTGATAAGACCTTGATAGTAGTTCTTAAACTCAGGAGAATTTACTCTGTCATTCATGTAGTTGGCAATCCTCTCTTCCCTTGCCATCCTTTCATTGTAATCTCTCCACTCATTTATGGCTCCACCCTCAATGGTAACAGGAGATTGGATACCTCCCTGCTTATTCCTTATACTTCTGAATCTAGGCATACCCAGTGCACCTGTAAGAGCACCAATAAAGAACTCTTCCCAAGAAGACCCTTCGTTGACAGTCTCATTTACTCCTTGGGCAAATGCCTTAACCCAATCCAATGTTTCCTGTGAAGCTTCAGGGTCAGTCTTTGACTTGTAGAAGTTGTTTACATCAGTTGAATAATAATTGCCTGCTGTCCTGCTTGCTATACTCTGTGCCATCTCCTCAGCACCTTCTGACAGGGCACCTCTTGTTATGGCAGCAATGGTTCCTAATCTTGTAGTACCAGCAGTATATTCCCCTGCTTTTCCCATTATATTGGTAGTCTTTCTTGCAGTCTTGAATCCATTGGCATACAGTTTGCCAAACTGAGTTATATTGGAAGCCAATAGGACAGGTATATTCATAAGCAAATCCGCATTACCCATCTTTAACCTATCTTCACTCAGCTTACCCAATGCCTCGTTATATGCTTGGCTTTCAGCAGATACAAGCTGGTTATACATTTCAGTACCACCATAAGTATCCCCTATAGCCTGCATTCTTTGATTATACCTGTCATCAAGCTGCGCCTTTTGCAACTCAAACCAATCCTTACTATTATTCAGGGCCTCTATTCTTCCCTCATTTACTGAGGAGATAGTGGCTCCCACAGCAGAATTGACTATTGCCGGAGCCTTTGATGAGTTCTTAATGGCTCCTATTAATTGAGGCAGTTTGGAGGCTTTCAACCCAGCAGCAGTTATATTACCACTATAGAAGGCACCTACACTGAATCCTAGGTTCTTGATAAACTTGTCACCTATAAAGTTTGCAGTAAAGATGTTCTCATACCAAGGCTCTTCCTGCTCATTTCTTGTATAGTAATTAGGTAGTGCCTCTTCAGACCATTCATTGACTGATTGCATAGCCTTGGAGAAATCATTATCCCATAGGCCAGACCATCTACCCTCATTTATTGCAGTACCTGCACCAAGCACTAATCCCACAGTACCATCAAGGAAAGTGGTACCTGTCAACACAGCTCCTTTGGCAAGACCTGCCCCTAATTGGGCATACCAAGGCTGCTCTATAGCTCTGACTTCATTCAGGTCATCAGCCTGACTGACAAAGTTTATGTCTTCATCATAGATGCTTTGTCCATATCCTTTGTCAGCCAGCTCTATACCTACCTCCTCAGAGGTGGAAGGTGCCAAGGACTGTTGTAATGCCCTTGTACCTCCCAATACACTTAATTCAAACTCTCCCATTTCAGGGATTCTATTAAGCCCCTTAAGTCCTTTAAGACCTACAGGGCCTGTCTTTGTTATATCTTGATATTCCATATTTACTTATCCCCCAACTTTAGAGCTGGTCTTTGTCAAAGACTGGTTATATCCACTCAATCCCATAGAACTTATACCTTCCATAAGAAACATTTCTCCATAATCCTCTGCCTCTTTCTCAGTAAACCCTTCAGACATCAATTCTTTAATCCTTCTGCCATATAGTCTGAACAGGTTACCCATCTCCCCTGAGATAAGGTCAGGATTAAATGCAACCTTTGACCCATCCTTATAAGATACTATTACCTTGTCCCTATGTTTGGCACTGTGACTGAAATCCACTATAGGATTGTCCTCAGTTCCATAATCTTCAGGATTGAACTTCTTGGAAGTCTTGTTAAAGTTCTTATCCAAGATAGTTGCATTTTCTGCAAATGACTTCTCCCAGTTTTCTTGGTTACTGATGTTATGGGTTAATACTTCTGACAGATACTCAGGGTCTCCATTCATGAAATACTCAGTATAGGACTTGGCAGAAGCATCTATCATATTATCCATATTCTTGAAATCCTCAAGAGAAGACTTGTTAGTATAACCCATAGTCTTCAAAGCATTGTAATCCTCATCTGATATAACCTTTATATCATTTCCATATTTCTTCTTGAGGGCAGACATAGCATCATTTTCCACTTCAGACCAAGGCTTAACAACACCATATTGAGCCTGATACAACTCAGTTCCTCTACCCGGTCTTATAGCTCCTGTCATCTTCTTATATTCCTCATATACTTCCAGAGGATTATAATTTCCTCTCTTACCAAAGTAAGATGCCTTTAATCCCTTACCTTGCACATTCAATTTGTCTCTTGTCTGCTTCATGCCATATAAGGCACCATTAGCTTCCAAGTGTGAGAATGTCCTAGGCTTATAATTCAGTGTCGGAGTGGGATTGTCTAAAGCTTTTAATCTCTTCTGCATAGCTTCCTGTGCTGATAACTTGGCTCCATAATCCTCATAAGGAGACACTTGGGTCTGACCAACCGCCTGATATAATGCTGGAGCTACTCTACTGAAATAGTCCATAACAGCAGCTTTGTCTGACCACTTGCCTACTCCGGAAACATTAAGCTCATCTTGAAGGATAGAATTAAGGACTCCGTTAGTATCCACATCAGTGTCTCCATTAATCAGTCTTTGAATGTCATTGATGGCCTTTGCTACATCAGTATCCTTATATCCGTGTTCTTGTAGCCAAGTCTTGACATAAGGGTCAAGTCTCTTGCCATTTCTGTAGCCTCTTAATCCTTTGGATAATGCAGAAGCAGTAGTAGCTACCCTCTTGAATCCCTCTTGACTATTAGCCTGATTGAATCTTATAGAGGGATTATTCAGGTATCTGTCCAGTGAAGCTGTAGAAGCATCCCCTTCATATACCATACCAGCAGCTCTTCCCTTATATTGTTCTGCTGCCTCTTCTGTCCTTGCCTTATAGGCTTGTTCAATAGGAATAATTTCCTTACTATACCTTGCTCTCATATTAAGCATGTTCTTCCTGCTTACAGCATTAAGCCCTTCACTTGCAAGCTGGCTGGCTTGATTCTCCAAATCATTTGCATAGGTCTTGTACATCTTATAGGTATATGGGTCAGTCTGCTCATTGGCTAAGCCATCCCATATACCAGCCTTTGTAGACAAGTCAGTATATTGTTCCTCAATTTCCTTATAATTCTGACCATATATTTGATATGGTTGCAAGTATCTGTCAAAAGAGAAAGGCTGAAACTTGCTATTTACAACCAAACTATAATTTGCCATATTAGTAAGTGAGACCTCCTCTTCTCTTCTTTAATCTTCCTCCTTTAGAATACTTACCTCCTGCTACAGACATCTTGTAATCTTCCCACTCTTCTTTACTCCATTCCTTAGGTTTCTGGCTTAGAGTACCGAATACTCCTGAGTTGATTAGCATATCCCTGTCAGACCTGTTATAAGCATCTATTCCTATATTACCCAGTGAGTCAAATAGATTAGTCAGGTTAGCACTCATACTTGCACCTCTTCTTGCATCTATTGCATCTCTCATTGCCATAGCTTGTGTAATACCACTCAGCCTTGTACTTCCTGCCTTTAGTGCAGCCTCTTGGTTAGCCATTGCAGCTTTAAGTCCCATTTCAGAGTTTGCTTGATTGGTTCCTCTATTAAACTGCTCTACCATTTGTCTCTGTGCCAAGTTGTACTCCTCAGCCTGCCTTGCTAGGTCTCCCAACTTGCCTTGTGCATTATAGTCTGCTGCAAGTAGTGCAGCATTCCTTGAAGGATTTGAAGAGTTCATAATAGCTCTTCTTGTTGCACCAGCCTGTGCACCAAGCTTATTTATATAAAAGTTCCTGTCAAGTGGTTTATATTGCAGGTAATTCCCTATTGGCTTATAGCTTACAGGGACATAATTACCTACTTTGTTTGCAGCCTCTATGATTGCATCAGGTCCTGTATAATCAGGTCTGCTGAATATACTTTGACCCAATCCTATTGCAGAACCTACTACAGGTGCATATCTTAGCCAAGTAGCATCAAATCCTCTTCTATTTCTATCTGTATTACCCTTTCTTTTGGGTACCCTAACTTTAGCAGGAGTTGTACCTTCCACATTAGAAGGTATATCATATCCTACTTCACCAATACCTGATATTTCCATAGGAGACAGGCCACTAAATCCTGCATAAAGCCCATCAATACCTATAGGCTCTATGGTAGAAGGTATGTCATAATCCACATATTTAATCATGCTGGGTCTCTTTGCTGCAACTGTAACCTCTGGCATCTCTCCTGATTTCCAAGAACCAAACACCGGAGTATATGTGTAATCATCAGGTATAAGACCTCCTTCTGCATATTGTACTCCTTCAAGTCCATATTGCTCTTGCTCCCTAAGAGCCTCTTGCTCTTGCATTAATTTTATGAGGCCATCTTCCAACCCCCTCTTGCTTATTGGGTCATTGGGCCTTTCCTCAGACTCCTTTTGAATCCTTTTGGCAGCATCTGCAAATGTCAGACCTTTGCCACCTTTCAATTTATACTTCTGCTTCACTGAATCAGGTACTTTAATCCTGTTACTAAATACATAATCATTATAAATCACCTCTCCTTCTTCCACAAGATTAGGTATTCCATTATAATCAACCCCAATCTGTACTCCTTCATGTGGATTCTCTTCATGGTATCCTCCATTATTTATAACAGTGATACCATTGGTAAAGTCTGCTCCATGAGTACCCATGAGGCCACCATCTCCAAATGGATTAAAAGGTATTTGTATATTAGGTTTGGTAATAGTTCTCATATTATAATCTGATAAGTCAGACAGGTTGGGAGTGTGCATCTTGTCATATACAGACCTCGCCTTCTTTCTTTTAGAGGTTCTAGAGAATTCCTCTCCCCTGACATATCCTCTTTCAAATGCAGAAGAGGAGGCCTCAGGAGTATTGGATTTCTCAAAGTTGTTCAGACTTTTTCTACTCAACCAATTCATCCTATCTACACTATTAAGTGTATTTTCCAAGTAGTCCATTTGGCTAGGCAGATAAGAGCTTTCAGGTATTCTGGCACCTCTCCATTGCATGATTCCATGTGCTCCCTTTCCACCTCCTCTGGGGTTATAGGCATAGGGATTGAACCCAGATTCTCCATATATTGAACTGTATACAGCAGCCTTTTGGGAGTTATTAAGTTCCATGTTATTTATCCTGTCTGCTATATAGGCACTATAAGGTAAAGTAAACTCTTCATCTATCCATCCCCCATCATCATGTTTCCACTTTCTAGCATTCAAGGCAAAGGTAGCCATCTTCTTTTGTGCAGGTGTACCATGCTCCTTGAACCAAGATGCTGACTTTCCAGTTCTCTTTTTAAGAGCAGTAAACTTGCCTCTGTTCTCAGGCTTGATATGAATCTTACCTCCCTTTGCCATGTAATTGGACATAGCTCTCAAATCATTCATATTGTCAGCACTTTCTATTGCATTATCATAACTTAGCAGTGCCCTGCCTCTGGCTATCTCTTGTTCCTTCTTCAACTTATTGTATAAATCTTTTGCCTTGTTACTGAACAATCCATCTTTCCCAATATCTGATTGGGAGAAGTCTGCTCCAAAGTCCTGATTAGACCATTGATTAAGTATAGAGTCATTGCTACTGCTATCAACTTTAACTGTACTCAGGGCATTATTGGAGTTTCTGACATTATTGACATTTTCCTCATTAATCTTTGAACCGAATAATGCATTGGTTATACCACCTATTAACCCAGTACCAGCAGACACAATGCCTCCTAATAAAGGGTTGACTGTGCTAATAGCAGAGCCTACAGTACTTCCTACTTTATTGACTGCATTACCTGCTCCTGAATTTAGTCCATTGCTTATTAAACCACTTGCTGTATTACCAGCAGAGTCTAATAATCCAAGACCTAGTTTACCTAAGTTTTCTTTGGTAAAAAGTTTGCTAATGTCCCATATACTACCACCATCATCATATCTATTGATGATGCCAACAGTAACAGGACTATTGTGTTTCCTTATAACTTTTCTATTAACCATGTTATAATAATTTATTTGCAAAGATAAGTAAAGTATCAGAATTATACAAGAATATTATTTAAAAAGTAAAGGGAAGATAAGTTTATTACTTACCTTCCCTTTAGGCTATCTCTATTGAGTTATTCAAAGTAGTGCACTACCATATCATGCAATATGGTCTTATTTGTGTTTTCAGATTCCATAGACAGCTTAAGATATAACCAAGGATTTCTCATCCTGTCTTTATTGTTTGATTTATCTCTTGGTATATTAGCCCTCCATATCCTGAACTTCTTCTTAAGACTTGAAGGTCTTCCAAGTACATGAGTAAGCTTGGATTTACCACTTTGGTATTCATTCCAAACACTAAGAGTGTCATAGGTTGTATCCAATAACTTACCTTCACTATTCCAACTGTCTGCCCTGAACTCAAGAGTATTGAATATCTTATCTTGGGTCATATCAGGATTGGATATGACAGTAGTATAGAAAGGCTGGTAGTTGTTAAAGAAGGTATTATAATCACCTTCATTGTGCAGCCATAGCTTTCCATCCTTTACCCACAGTCCCCTATCTAGTATATTGGAGAAGTATGGTACATTCTCATAGCTGTAGAATGAAGAGAACTGGCCTAATGGTTCTGAAAATGCCAAGCACTCATCCTTGCTTATAAAGAATACATCTCCATTTACCTTATCATAGTATGTTACAAATCCACTAAAGTCTTTAGGATTCCATACATTTATTCCAGTTGACCTACTGTTAATCCATGAATGGAATCCAAGCCTATCAGAGATGTTATCCAACTGGTTGTTGAGTAGGAAGATACCTTTGGTAATATCATCCACAAAGTAGATTCCATTAGATGTCTCACATATAGACCACTTGTTCTGACATCCCAGTTTATCTGATATGTACCTTTTACCATTAACTTTCCCACTATTGGCAATTTCAATAGGCACTCCATCAGTTGACGATATTTGCATATTCTCATTATAGAGGATTTGACTTATTCCTGTATCTTGGAAAGAGTATAGGTTATTACCCATCCTGTTGATAGAATTAATAGGCCCTTTATCCCCATCCAACTCAAGTGTTAAGGCTAAGGTAATATTAGTCCAAGTATCTGTAATCTCTCCTGAGGTCTTTGTTTTAGTGTATGTGATAAGGTTAGGATAGTATTGCCCAGACACAGTATTAGTATCAGTGACTCTATAGGTAAAGTTATTATTGGTCTGTGAGTAAGCCTCATTTACCTTATTAAAGCTTTCTGATGTAGCTGCCATATTGAGGTTGCCTCTGAATGGGTCATATTTACCATCTATATTGACTCTAGTCTCACACATGAATGAAACCACCTCAGTAACCTGATTCTGGTCTTCAAGAGAAAATGGGTAAGTCTTCAAATGGTCATATCTCTGATAATAGGTATCACCTTCTGACCATCTAACTATAATGCTTCCCTTGCTATCCCTAATAGATACAGGCTCGCCACAAGGGAGCCATAAATTATTCAAAATAGCATCTTCAGACTGTCCTCCAAATCTGTTTGCAACATTATCTCTATATAACTCACCAAGCCACAACCATCCATGCTGTAAGCTAAGAGGATATGCAGGACCTTTCATAATAGGTATGGTGTCTTGTACTACACCTAGACAATCACTATCCCAAAAGAATTGCCCTATAGTGCTGCTTCTTCCATTTACATACCATGTACCTGAAATATCATTACCATCTCTTATTGTGGGAAGTATCTTTTGTTTGTTCTCCTTAGTGTAGTTCAACACTACTACAGCATGTGGTGATGATTTGTATCTTATCACTACAGGGTCTACACCTGTATTGGTATCTGAGTCTCTACTAGGTATTTCAATATATTTACCTTTAAATAATCTATGTGCTGTATTTACGTTTCCAGTATTTGAAAACCCTGATATTATTATAGGATACTCACTATGTGTAAGGCCAGCATTCATTGAAAGTACCTTATCTACATTACCATAGTATATCAAAGTTCCAAGACCTGAGTTTTCAGGAGCAGGCAAGGTAAGAGCTGTAACCTCGTTTGAATTAAACACTTTTACCCCTGCTATTCCTGTACCATTATCTCCCCCATAGCTTGCTACCCATATATTATCATTATCATAGTAGGCTGTCTTGTATGAGTACTTATAATTTATCATCCTCTTCTTGTCCAACATAGCTGACTTATATCCATCTACAGCCCACTTAGTATTGTTAAGTGACCCATTTCTGTGCCAAGGATATACTGCAAATCCTGTAGTAATGAAGTTAGGATTACCCTGTTTACGTCCAGTTAATTCATCAAACCAAAAAGCCCCCGAGATTAAAGACCTATAGCCAAAATGGGAGTCCCCCAAATGTTTTACTGCACTTATATAGGTAAAATCATTTTCTACTGCTATCTTCTCCTTATAGAATCCTACAGGAAGTTTTGATTGGTCTTTGTAGTTATTCACAGGTGTAGATACATTTATATCTATATTGGAATCAAATGCAGTCAAAGGAACTACTCCTACTATCCTAAGCTTTGCTCCTGAGAAGTCATAGTTGACTAAATTGCTATCAAACTCTATGTCAGGAGAGTGTAAGGTTACAATAGATTGGTCTACATAATAATTGTTACTATTACCAGCTACCCAGTTACTACCACCTAATTCAGTTACTCCACTTTGGTACGGCTCAGGAGGATTGACTATACACTGTATCTCAGCATTTCTATTGTTGTTGCTGGGTATAGGGGCATTATGCCTGAACTCTGCCCAAGCTCCCATATTCATAATGTCAAGTTCAGTAGTAGAGCCAGTATTACCATTTTTTACTATGGTAGTATCATTGGCCATTATGCCTCCCCTAGAGTATTTGCTTACAGAGTTACTTTCTGGGGATATTAGACTTGAATAATCTCCACCCCATATGCTAGGCACACTTGAGTCAGGTATATACTCAAGGTACATTACTCTCTCTAGTCTTCCTCCTGTGCTAGGAGTGTACTCTATATATCCATTGCTGGTAGCAGGAATACCATCTCCTTCAATTCTAGTACATGACACTACCCAAAGACCATCCCCCCCTATAGACAGGTCATTAACCTTATATTTCACATCAACACCTTGTACTGTAAAGGTACTGCCAAGATATTGAGGAAGGGTTGAAAACTTGAACTTGGGACTCTCTGCCCTAAAGTGTGTAGATTTGAAAATATCAAATGGAGCATTGGGCCTTACAAACCAAGAAGACTGTACAAAAGGAGAATTTCCATTCCTGTCACCTACATTGTATACTGTAGGACATAATATACCTTGACATATGCATTCCCTATCATTTAAAGTAGGATATACTATAACAGGTCTTACATTGACATAGCCCTCACTTATGAGCTTACTGATAATGTCAGAATCATATATATCTATTTGAGCCACAGGAAGGTCTATCTTACCACCTGTAAACAAGTCAGTATCTATATGTGCTGTGTTTCTAACATCATTTATCCATATAGGGTCAGACCACACACCAGTGTGATGCTGGAACTGTATACCCAGTCTATAGGTTTCCAAATACTTGAAAGTTTTGAATGTGTAAGATGAACCTCCTAGTTGGCTCTTATAAGCATAGTATCCCTCAGGCTCAGGAGGAGTAATGCTTTTCCCCAAAGTAAAAGCTATATATTGCCCCCTAAAGTGCTCCTTGATAGAGTCATCAATTACTCTAACCTCTTCCTTGATATTTCCTAGAAATAAGGTATTATCTTTCTGAGCCATAGAGCTAGGTACTATGCTCTTTCCCCCTACATATAATAAATCACTAGCATCTATAGAATCTCCTGATGTGCCAGTATCCACATAATTTATAGAAGAGATGTCAAGCATTCCTGTCATGTTACCTTTGACAAGAGACATATTGGCTTCCTTGTCACCAATTACAACAATTATAAAAGTAGTGCCAGCATCCCAATACAAATAATCTCCACCGAAATCTATACCACTGTATATGTCAGTATCAAATTCCCAATACTTTGTATCACCACTTCCTCCAGAAGGCTCATACTGGTCTAAGGTCTTATCCTTTACATTTCCTTCCCTTAGAACCATTGTCATAGCACTAGAGGGCAAAGATACATCATAGGAACTTATACTATATTCCATCCTTTGATTCAGTATAGGCAGGTCAACTACCCTCTTAGCCTCAGCAGTACCATCTATTGAGGTTTTGAGTATGGAATATATTCTAACATAATCAAAGTTCCTGTCCAGATTCTTAATACTTATGTTGAAAGAATTGCTAATTTTATCCTCAGGGCTTCCACCTTTATCATAATAGGATACATAATACAAAGGTGACATATAGAAGATATTGCTTTCCTGCCCATACTTTTTATAGTATGTAAAGACATATTGTATAACTCCAGAAGCGAAAGACCCTCCCTGAGTATTCTTCTGTATGGTCACTTCTTCCTCAAGGTTCAAGGAACTTACAAAATCAAAAGAAGTGCTATTGTAGTTTTGTGTTTCAGATACTATATTTATCAATCTGGTTTGATTAATACCATCTATCCAGTACACTTTTTGCACATCCTCATTTTCATAGTAACATAGTGTCTCTATAGGACGGTATGGGCTAAAATTGAGATTTCCATTACTACTGTCATACAGTACCTTACCGTGGAAGGATTCTCCTTCAACAGTTATCCTATATATGTAATCCTTCTTATTATCTTGGTCAGTTGTAAACAATACCAAATAATTACCAAGTACAGCTTGTCCTATAGGTAATCCCTTTATAGAGTCTATACCTTCTATGTTTGATACCTCTTTAGTACCCTTCTCATTTACTATGCTGAGCAGGGTACTATCATCAGTAGACATTATCCTTATATTCTTGTTCTCATAAGCATATTCAGAAGAGAATTTGCTTACAGACAAGTCTCTTTGCATACCTTTAATCTGCCATGTAGATTTCTTTATCATACTATTGCAATTTTATATACTCTTTATTGCCAAGAGAAGAGAATCCATTATCAAACTCACTTGTCCTTTGAATGAGAGTATTCCACATTCTGCTTATTGATTCCATTTCAGATTGTGATGGTATAGTAAATTCACTCTGTAATTGTCCTGCTGACCAAGCATATTGTTGTTGGGTGTTCTGTAATACAGCAGGAGAAACCTTTCCCATATCAAACAAAGTAGTGAACTCTTCCATCTTAATATATAGCTCAAGTGTTCTCATAAACACAGGATTGTCTATGAGCAATGGAAACCCATCCTCATCTATTGGAACAGACTTATATGAGACTATTATATCTCCTGACTTGAAGGAAGTATATATTACTCTGCCTTGTGTCTTAAAGGCAAACTCTTGTGGCCTTTTATGCCCCTCATACTTATCACGGTGTTCTCTAGGCATGAAATTATCTGTCATACTCCTTAAACATATCCCAGTCTTACACTCCTTCACCTGATTTATGGATACAAGGTCACAGGGTAATATGGCCCTAAACTCTTCTATATGCAGTACACTCTCCTTATTTAGATATAACTCTGACATTCCAAATATCCCAATAAATGTAACTAGGTGGGATACCACTTGTTCAAGTGTAAGGTTCTGCAATAGAGGATGCCTTTTCAGTCTATCCAGTATCTGTCTGATGTTAGTATATTGAATATTATTAATCATTTATCCATCTCAATTAAATTTCTACAATCCTTTAGTTTAACACTTGAAGGCATCAATCTTGCCATCTCTTATCCTCTTCTTCAATTCTTTCCTTAATTCTCTATTGGGATTGAACTCATAAAAGGTTTGGTTATTATAGTCTGCCTTGCTTCTATTATAATGGATTTTAAATACCTCTTTCTCCTCCATTCTAACTAAAGTCCTATTATCATAAGATTCCTTGTCTTCATACCATAACCTTAATGTCTTATCCCAATCTATTGGCAAGTTGGTGGCAACCTTATTATCTTTAAGGTAGATTTTGGCATCATATTTTCTCAGCTCCAGTCTTCCCATCCTATGAGGAAGACTAATATCATGTCCTTTAAGTAGCTCTTCAGCCAGATAGTTGTTGACTCTTCTTATAATGCTGTAAAACTCATGCTCAGTCAATGGCCTACCTATATCAAACCACTTGTTTTTTCTTATATGCTTATAAGCATCGTACACACCCAAGGAACCTGATACCTTATGTGTCCTATGCTCATTCAAGTGACACACTGATACCCTAAACTCCTTCCATTTCTTATACTCTTCCTGACAATCACTCATAGGTTACTGTTTTACTGAAACATCAGATGAATCATCTTTAGCATTATTCTTATCATCATCAGGCCTATATTTAGCACCTAGTACCTCTCCTACTATAAGGCTTACAAGAGGAGTAACAAGGCTCTCTTCAATAGGAAATTTCCTATCAAGCACATCACACTCCTTATTGTCTCCACATTCCAATTCAGAGGCTACACTGGCATCTTCAAATATAGCAGTTACCTTTATCTTGGAGAGGTAAAGGAATTGGGGATTCATAGAGATTAAATACAAGTGGTTATCCGGAGCAAGAGAGCAATATATTATGTTCTGTAGATATTTGTCATATCCTACATATCTCATCCTATCCCTGCTTATGAAGGTTATACTATCTTGGTAGAAATCAATAGGATATACTCTAGTATTGCTGACACTTAATATATTAGGTATCTCCTCCTTACTCATAAGATAAGTCCTGCCACATGGGCCAGAAGGAGATACTGATTTAGTCAAATCCAGACATATAGTCTGATAGTTGCTTTCAGGTATATGCTTCTTGACATCAGAATATCTTTGCTTTATAAGGAATGCCCTATACTTATCTGCCAAGAGTATAATATGATTCTCATTGAAAGTAGAGTCATCTGATATACTCTTTACCTCATCCAGACATAAATAAACTAATTCTCTGTATGTCATAACTATATATGCATGCTTATTAATAAATAAAAAACTATTGCAAATATAGATATTTATAATCAATATTGCAATAGTTTTAATTGAATCTTTTGCAGTAAGCAAATATATAACTTATATAGCAGGAGTTCTAGGTTTGTTATCTTGTGTGAATTTTATCATGTCATCCTCAGATATTCTGGTAAATTTCTCTTCACCATACACAGCAGAGCTTTCCTCAGTAGGAGGATATGGTATTAGGCATGAAGTACCAAATATACAATATAGGGCATTATTCATGCTATTGTAGTCCTTATCATCTATAAAGGCAGACATTGGGCCACTAGTAAGCTCTTCTATCAAGGACAAAAGCAGTAACTTATTGACATCATTATAACATACATATCCTGTACTTGAAAGTATATTGAAGTATGTAGCTAATGCCCTTTCCAATACATTACTTAAGTTATCCATAATGAGCACTCACATTTAGTACTTGTATTATCTGTTATCACACAATTCCTAAAGAACTTGTTCCAATACTTTATTGCCAAAGTATAGTTCCCTGTCTTTAAGGAAGTAGTAAAAGCCTTCAGTTGAAGGTATTTGTCTATAAGCTGTTTGGGAATATTGCAAGTCTCCTCTACCTGTCTAATGTCACCCATCAGTGACTTATAAAGGTTATGCATATTGACAGCTATTCCTAAATCGTAATATCTGTCATATCCACATGGAGTATCAGGTGCCATTGTACCTTTGACAGTAATATAGACAAAGAATAAGTCCTTACCAAAATCTACTGCTGCATTGAAATCTGTCTTGTCTAGGATTAATGTCACATGCTTGGAATTACCATCAATGCTTTTTGTATATACACTGCTTAATGATGGCCCAGAGGTCATGAAGGTATCCTGAGTATCTATGACTACTGAGTCAATATAGACATCATCATAGAAGGAGTATGATTCTATAGAAGCATCAATTACCAACTGCCTGCATTCTCCTGAGACTTTTAATGTAGCAAATCTTATCATATTACACAAATTAGGTAAATAAAAAAAAAGGAGACTATAAAAGTCTCCTTATTTATATCTCGCTTTAGGAGATGTCTGCAATAGTAAGTCCTGTAGCAGTTTTCACTGCACTGATTATCTGATTGAGAACTGCTTTATCTGCACAAGCAATAGTTATTGTCTTTTCAGACTTTTGTACTGACTCATTGCTGCCTACATAGGCATAGTGTATATCAAGTACATTATATGTCTTACTTGGGTCTATCAGATAAGTGGTAGGAATGTTGTTAGGCCAGCCAATGCCTCTGTAGATGTCTCCTCTTTCACCCATACAGAAGTACTCTAAATCTGCAATAACCTTACCATTACCTATTGTACCATTGGTACCCATCTCTACAGTACCCCAAACTCTCTCATCTCCATCTACAATTATTTCAACTGGCTGTACAGTGAAATATACTGGTGTCTGAGACATAACACCCAATCTCCAAGGCTGTTCTACCTCAGTAATTCTGATGCTGTCAATGTCAGCTACAATTGCTGAAGTATCATCATAGTATGGGTTAGTACTATCACTCTTACCATTATCCTTAGTAGAAGGAGTTACTGTCATATAACCACTTGCATCAAATCCTCCCTTGCTCTTAGTTGCAGCACTATGCACCTCAATCTTAATCAAGGGAACTATTTCCCTGCTAAAGTTTTTAGCAATAGATTGAGCAAGAGTCTTGTAGAATACATCAGCAGTCATGCCAGAATAAGCATGAACCATGCCATATTTGAAGTATTGGTCCTCATCAGACATGCCCACATACTGTTTAAATGCAATTCTTAGGATATAATCCTGACCTGCAACTGGGGCACCACCATTAACACTTGAATCCAATGCTATGGTAGCTGACTTCATCTTGTAAGCCATGCTGTCAGCACTAGTTGCCTTTGCATAGAGAATGTTTTCTATATCTATAAGGTCACTTCTCATTCTGTTATCAGCTCCCTTATATTCAAAATACAGGTGTTTCTTTTCAGTATCATTTGATACTGCAATAGCACCAGCAGTATCAGACTCAATTACATGAGAAGTCTTAAATGCAGTTGCTACATAAAATTGCCTTACCTGATTCACACTAAATGTTGCCATTTTAATTTAATATTAAATTACACAATAGTTTATTTTGTTCTGTTTGTATCCAAACCCTTGCTTGCTATTGCAAGCCTTACTGCCCTATCAAGTATTACCCTATGCAATGCAGGATGCAAGTTACAATCCATTATCTTGCTTTCTCCATTTATGTTTAGATGGGCAGGCAATGCTACCAATATGATTGGATTGGGTTTAGATAGGTACCTGACTAAGTACCTGCTTATATTATACTTTGATACTATTTCTGCAATCCCGTTATCAATGTCAAGTCTTAGGACTCTTCTATATCCCGGACCCCTGAATGGATTGTTATATGTATTGTAGTAGTCATCCAAGGTAGTGGGTACCACAAGTACTTGGTTACCATCCTTACAGCCTAGCTTATCATCCCTCAGTTCAACTGATTCATAAACTATAAACCACAAGTCACTAGGTAACTTGAAGAATACAGACTTATCAGATATTCCAGTAATGTCTGCTATTTTTTCAGTAGTAGTATAAGTCTTTACCAAGTTGCTCAGGTATCTCCTTATTTCCTCAGTCTCTTCAAATGATTCCCTGAATGGATTCTTACCATTGTATAATTCCACTAACAGGTCTTCTTGGGCTTTTGTAAGAAAGATTGATTTCTCATACTCGTTGAACTCAACTCCACCTGAAGAGTAACTATTCAATAGAACATCAAATTCATTAGAAAATTCCTCAGTTGTCATTATTCACTTCTTTGTCCCAGTTCAACACTACTTTTCAAATCTCCCATATAAGCAGATTTAGCTAACTCTACTGCCCTTTGAAGAATTTCAGGATGTAGTTCACTATTCAAGACACATGGAGATTGCTGTGATTCTCCATCTACTGATACATCAACCAAGTCCTCCAATACTATTGGCTTAGGCTTGATTAGGTATGTGATAAAGTAAATGGCCTTGGTATCCTCTGGACTTTCACCTCCAGATTCTCCTAGGAATTGTTCATCTGCATCATGCAATATAAACCTAAACCCATTGTACTTTGTAGGAATTACAGCCTGGTCTCCAGACCCTTTAGGGTCCCCAAAAGTCTCTATAACTCTCCACACTTGCCTCTTTAGAGGTCTTCCATAGGGCTTGCTCAGGTTATTAAGCAAACTATCTAATTTTATAGGCACTACCTGATAGTACTTGTCTACATTGTTATCTGTATCCTTAATGATTATCCTTTCTGATACCACTAACAGTATTTTGTTAATAAAGCTAGGGGCATTGAATAACACAGCTTCAGGAGCACTGCCATAGATATTTCCGGGGATTGTGACATTCTCCATAACATCAGTTCCCCTCTTGGAATCCACCTTTATCAATGGACAGGCTTCTTGCACTAGAAGAGTAGAGAAATCTATTTGTCTTTTGGCAGAATCATCAAACCCTTGCTGGTACTTGTTACCTCCTTGGGTAGAAGTAAAGTAGTTCTTTACTATCTCATTCTGAGCTTTTGTGAGAAACACAGACTTTTCATACTCATTAAGGCCCGGAGCTTGGTTACTGGATATGTTATTGTAGAGAACATCAAATTCATCTGAAAACTCCTGTAGTGTCATAATCTTATATTCTTCTTTATTTTAACTTGGCCTCCAAGGAAAACTTGATTTCCTGATGTTTTGGAGAGTTCAGGTACTTGGCTGCTGTATTCAATGTAGGTTCCTCATTAGCCTCACATAGTGGAGTATTGTCACTTCTCAAGTATAGGAAACCCCCTCTATTTGAAATTAACCCTGCTTCTATACTCTTCTTGATGAATACCTTAGTAGGCAACATTGGGTCAGTGATAACCTTCAGGAAGAGCTTGTTATTGGATTGAATAAGCTCATTAGCCTTAGTCTGCAAGAACTCTAGTTTAGCATTTTGAGATGTAGGTCTTCCATCAATAGTCTCTATGATAACTCTCAAAGTATCCACATCACTCTCAATCTTTCCAAACTCCTTATAGCACTTCATTGTAGTGCTCATATTATCCTGAGCAGTCTTTGTCTCATCATTCTCAGAGATGATGACAAACTGATATGAAGCCTTAGGTCTATCTTGCAAAGCCTGTAATGATGGTGCAACAAAGTCCTTGTTAGCCAAGAGTATTTTATATCTTATATAATCTTCCGGATTGGACAGGTTAAGGTAATTATCCTGCTTTGTCAGTCTTACCTTATTTATCCCACTCTCATTAGAATCATCCCAGAAGTTATCTACCTTCTTATAGATACTTAGAGCATTGTATTCCAAGCCCATTACATCTTCCAAGAATGCCTTTTCCTTGTCTGTAAGTACATTGACATACATGCCTGATGACAGTCTGGGTACTACAAATACTCTAACAGACCCTTCTGCCATACCTCCAGCAAGAAGATGTTTAGGGTTAGTCCCCCATATTCCTCCTAGTTTGGGAATGAATCTGACAATTACTCTCTCATTTCTTAAACAGCTTATCAACTGCTCATCACCATCCTCTTCTATATTTCTCACTTCCTGTGAAGCTTTTGGTTTTCTCCCTGTAGGTTTTTCCTCCTCTTTTGGCACTTCCTTCAATGGCAGTGCTGTATCATCTACTTCAAAACCAAGTGTACCATAATCTACTTCTTCCTTTTCCTTTGACATATCTTCTCCTTATTTAATAGAAATAAAAATAAATTAAGGGAAGCAGGAGTTACCCCTACTCCCCTTTATAGTTTATCCTTGCAAAATAGCAGGAATTAATGACATAGTTCTTGTTGGGTCAAGAACACAGATACCAAGAGTAGCCATTCTGTGTATTACAGCAGCATCCTCATCAAATGACATGTAAGGATTGCCTATCTGTCCTGTAAATGGATTTCTCACATTTTTATGTTACTATTACATCGTGTCCATGTAATATCTTTAGCTTTCACTAAAGTTCGGACTATATCTTCATCATCTATTTAGATGAGCAAGGCATTTCAGCATTACTTAATGCTTACTCCCATCTGGGATAGTCTCTGAACCTTCATATATGCTATTATATATGCTTGGCTGCTGATTATCCAATCTTTCACATTGTTTCTTTTTATGAATTATGTTTTTAAGAGATTGATATTCTATATTAAAGAGTTTAGCAATCTGATTGACTGTATAAGTCTCTCTAAGTTTATCTATCTGACTTATTTGAAAATCTGTTAGAATCGTCTTCTTAGGAACTTTCTTACATACTCTTCTTGACCCAAATCTAAAAGAATGTATTACGTTTTCCTTTGGAGTTACCCACTCTAGATTTTCAATCCTATTATTTTGTCTGTTTCCATCTATATGATTAACTGCTTGCTTATTATCTGGATTAGGGATAAATGCTTTAGCAACTAATCTATGTACTGGTTGTAAAGTCCAAGTTCCATCCAATTTCTGAACTGAGACTCTACAATAACCATCTCTATCTTTTGGAAACTCTGTTAATATTCTCTCTTTTCTACTCTTATTGGCAGCTTTCCATATTCTACCAATTGAGCTTACTCTAATACCCTTATACTCTTCAAGGGACTTCCATAATTCTTTAACTTCCATATTTAAATGTTTGAAGTTTAAAAAGCAGTGAAAGCTCTAAGGAACTTCCAGCAATTAACCTTGTTTTATTTTTTAGCCTCTCTTCTGTTTCTAGGTCAGGCTATGGGAACTGAGAAATGTGCAAAGGCTTATGCAGCCATTAATCCCCATTGGTAACCTCTATATTCATTATCACCCTTAATCTTACACTTGAAGATATTAGGTTGGTCCATAGTACCAATGTACATAATATCATATCTGTAAGAGAAGGCAACACCACCCTGTGGGTGTGGTATCTTATTTCTAACAGGGTCATCATAGAATGGGTCTACATCAATCTTAACCCTTACACCATTAGGTGCTCTATACTCTACAAATTGGAAACCTGCACTTAGAGCATTTTGATGCAACTGAGACTGAGTCTTTTGAACAACACCAATAGAGTTGTTATCAAGAACAAACTGTGTCCAACCTGATACTGTCTTCAACACTTCCTTGTGGAATTGGATAGCACCTCTTTCACCAGTCTTGATTAGGAAGTACCTATCACCAAAGTCTAATTTAGAAGCAGAAAGCTCATATAGGGCATCCTCAAGAAGCTTCAAGCTAAATACATTATAGTACATAGTATTAGCAACCTCCATCTGCTCAAACAAGCCAGCACCAGTCTTGATTACACCACCAGACTTACCAATGTTCATATATTCACCATTGGAATTTCTGTTGCTTCTACCAAATGCAAGAGCATTATTCTTGTACTCAGAGAATTGCTGTTCTACCTCAAAGTCTACATTGTGCATCCACATTTTAGCTACTGACTTGGTATATCTACCATTAGTCTCCTTGATAATAGGAATACCTACAGCCAACTTCTTGTTCAGCATTGAACCCGGAACCTTGTGTTGGATTCTCACTACAGACCACTCATTTCTCATAGAAACAGGGCTTGTGTATCTTACATCACCAACTTTTCTTGATAGTTCCTTTTCTACAAATGCAGCTTCAATAGAGAATCTCTCTCCTGCAAGTAGCCTTTCCGCAGGAACTCCTGCTGTATTACCTCCAGCAAGTTCTACCTTATAAACTGCATTGGTACCTTCCATTCTAGGGTCTCCTAAAATTCTGAATTGGTACAGTTCATTTAGATTACCCACAATGTACTCACCATCTGCAAACCAGTCCTCAGGGAAAACAAGATAGAAGGGAGAAGTACCCTCTCCAATCATGCTACCACCATCTTCAACCTTTGTTCCATCCTCTTTTCTTGCCTCTACCAAAGGAATATTCCTTCTTGAAGAACCAATAACGTCCCAGTAATATTCACTGTCATCCTCAAACTCCTTTACAGGGAACTGATTCAAGAATGAATCAAGTGTCTTTCCTCTATGGAAGGCTAGCAGTTGTACCATTAGGTTTGTAGCTCTCTGAGGAGCTAACTGATAGATAGAGCCTAGGTGGTTTTCTTTAGTCAAACCCTTCCAATGTTGGAAGCTTACCATCTGAAACTTACCTAATTTTCCAGCCATAAAATAATTGTTTATTAGTTAAAATTATAATCTTTACTTAGATTTTAAATATTCTTCATACAAATCCTGAAGTCCCAAGTCCTCCCAAGTCTTATCCAACTTATAAGTAGTACCATCATTTAGTTTAGTCAATTCATTGTCATTATAATTGACAGATGAAAACAATACCAGTACTTCATCTTTGGAAGTCAATGCCTTTCTTATGTTTTCAGGATTAAATCTTTCAAACTTCAAGTCTTTTCCATTTCCAAAAAGCAATATAGGAATGTAGCAGCCCCCATATGAAACAAAAGCTCTTGTATTATTTGTGTTCCAAAGTATCCTTGAATTGGTAAGTTCAGAAAACAAAAGTGTTGGGGTAAACTTCTGTAGTTTAATACCTGAAGTCCTAACTTCTGTATCTATTGCAGAAGTTGTATCTTGAGCCAATCTCTTTATGTCATTACTGTCAATAATGGGTGTTACTGCTACTGGTATGTTACCTGCACTTGAGGTAACAAGATATATCCCCGGCATAACAACACCATTATACATTCCATCTGAGTTTGTAATTGGAATAGCAGTATCATTAGAGGTATATTTAGAATATGTCGAAGTTTCTATGAATATACTACTACTACTAAGTTCCGTATTGACAACATCAATATGACTAAGTCTATTGATACATATTGCCCTACGGGTATAAGCAGGACCCAGTGTAAATACATATGGAAGTGAAGGATTATCTGCGTTCTCACACACTTCTATAAGTGAAGAGTAAGAAGCAGACTTATCCTTATACACTATGTTTGTTTTTTTTTTCTGTTGGGTAGGAGATTAGGGTCTCCTTCCCATTGTATCAACCTTTTTATCCTTGGCATAATTGTTTAGGCATCTATTTTCCAACCTTTACCTATGAATGATTCAGGGTCTTCATCTACTCCACTGACAAACTTCAGATTACCATCTGAGCTTCTTGCAGTGTTATTAATAGCATGTTCCAAATCCCTCAGGCCATTCTTTACCTCTTTCTTTACCTTGCCTTTTACCAGACCATCAAGGCTCTTGAACCCATCAGTCAATGTAAAAATCAGACCCAAGTACTTCAGGAAGTCTACTCTGTTATCCTTTTCATACTTCTGGATAGCAGTATAATACTCTCCAGTTTCAGGGTCTTTATATATAGGCTTGGATATGTTGTCATATATCTTCTGTCTTGTCGTCTTATCTATTGACAAGTCTCCCAATATATTCTTCTCATTGAGAATAGACTCCTTTAGTTTATTAGCTTGTTCTTTTCTATCCTCTTCTTCTTTCTGTGCCTCTAACTTGGCATCCTCAATAAGGTCATCATATTTACCTTTGAAGTATTCGGTATTACTCTTCAATGCTTCCTTTGCATCTTCAATGTCAGTACCTGCATTAAAGGATTTCTGTACTTCCCTTGTAGCTCTTTCCCTGCTGTAACCCCTATTAATGAAGTCCTGAAAGATAAGATTCTTTCTCAACTCTTCACCTTTATCACTCTCATCAGTGATATTTTCCTCCTTAACACTGTCAAGGAAGTTCAAGGTATTCTCATACCTTTTTATCTCTGTGGGTTCAATACCATAATTAAGGGCATCATCAATCCTCTTCTGTCTCTCTTCAAGACCAGCCTTGATTTGCTGTTCCACTAAGTCCCTGAAATCTTCAGGCTCTTTAACTTTAGAGAGGACTTCATCATCAAGGTCTGGAAAGATACCTTCCTCCTTCAAGGCTTTAGCAATGGAAGAGTAGATAGTTTTTTGGGGAGAAGTGCTGTCCTCTCTAGAGGAAGTATCTTCCTTTCCTTTTATATTATCCTTTCCACTACCTACGCTCTCTGGCTCATCTGTAAACAAGTTATCTACATCAATAACCTCAGTAGTTTCTTCGTCTTTCTCTTTATTCTTTTTATCCTCCTTACCATCCTCTTGGTCAGGAGTTACTTCATCTTCAGGCGAAGTATCCTGTACTTCATCATCTACAAACAGATTCTCTATTTCCTCTGCTCCTAGAATATTGTCTAAAATCAACTCTTCTTCCATAATCTCCCATTATGATATAATTAAACAATGCAAAGTTATATAGAATTTTACACCCATACAATATAGTAAATAAATTACTTTGCAAGCACAAATAAGATACTTATTATATATGCAAAAAGAAAGGGCAAGATTATACCTTGCCCTTGTCCTATCAGTATTCTTTAAAGTAACTTACTACCTTATTTCTGGATTTGCAATCCACATCTTTGAACCAGAATATAATAGCAGATTCTATTATATTTATGTATTAGTTCTTTCTCTAATTTATCAGCAGCTTGCTTATTTAGATTTGAATATACAACTTCATGGGTGAAGTTGTCCCAACCATATTTCTTTATAGCATTATAGAATTTAATGCTATTTAGGTGTTTCATATTAAGCACTTTCAGCAACCCTTACTAGCACTTTTTAAACTATTTATCTTTTGCCTAGAGGCAAGGAACATATATCACAGCTACTAACTAGTTTTTACAATTAGAACTAACCAAGTCGTATAATATATGTCCTACATAGTGAAACTATGATTTTCTTTTCTTTATCAAATCAGCTTATCAGTGTTAAGCACCTAAAGCCGACATAGGCAGTAACAGCACCCGAACCAGCAGTAGAAGCGAAGTAAGCCAAGCCAGCACTAGAACCATAATCAGCCCTGCCACCAACCAGTAGCGTATTCTGAGTATTATCGTAATCTACCCAGTAATGGTCACACATATAAGTAGTTGCAGAACCGCCAACACTAACAGGTATTATATCTGCATACTCCCCTAATGCCCACTTTGTAATATACCCTCCTGTATGTCCTGATACTACTACTCTATCCGCATTGGTAGGTGCATCTGACAAAGTATCAGTGAACTTATCAGGGTCATTTATAATATACACATAATTTGGTGTAGACTCACTGGCACCGACAGGAGTATCTATTAGGATACCATCCAGATTAGTCCAAATATCTCCAAACACGTTATCAAATCCTCTCCACCTTGGTACTTTGAAGGTTATGGTATTGATACCATCTGAGGCAGGAATTACCAAGTCCTTAATTCCAGTAAAGTTACCAAACTCATTACAATATCCACATGGAGTTATTGGGCATCTGCCATTATAAGTATTCCAAACAGTATCACTCCAAGTAGTAACTCCATTGCCAAGCCCTCCCTGTCTATATCCATCTTCAGTCAAATCTTCAACATAGCTTGCCTGACTGTTGAAGTTCGCGTATTCTATAACATACAACCAATAGAATATTGCCTTGTAGTACTCATAAGTAAGCAACATCTTGCCAGCATTTTTGGCATAAGTTCTGAAGTTTGCCCTACTAGTGTTTGTTCTAGGTTTTCCTAAATTAGTCCTGAATTTATCCGATTCCAAGTAGGTATCACTGCTAGAGCTATTATTTCCTCCTCTACAATAAGAAGAGGTATTTACAACTGAAATAGCACTATTTACTTGAAGTGTAGATAAATAGCCCATATCCTCAGGCACTTCATTAAGTACAGTACTCCTATAAGCATCTACCAACATATGAGGAATCCTTATAGCATAAGGAACTACTTTTTGGGTAGACACATATACTCTGGATTTGGTTCCTTCCGTTTCAGACCACAAATAAAATTCAGGTACTTCTACCTGTACAGTACCATCATATCCATCCAATCTGGAATCTGTACCATCTGCTTTCTTAGACCAGTCATTTGGGTCCAAATAATACATTATCCTTTTACCTTGGCATACACATCCTCTTAATGCTGATTGTATTGGGAGAGACTTATGCAGGCTCATGTTACCTATTCTAGCAAGTACAGGACTACTGTTGGTAGAATCCCATTCCACACCATAAGCTAGCAAATTCTTTGGGTCAGATAGATTATCTAACTTAGCCTTATCCTCACTTGATATAATACCTGCGGTATTACTGTCAGCCAAAGGTATGCTCCACTGGCATAATGAGGTAGGAACTTGTGGTACCCCACTTGCCCCAGGATTAGCAGTAAGTTCTATACTAAGGGACTCGGAAGTGGAAACTTTACCAGCCTTAAATAATTTGAATATATTAGGGAATAGGTTTACTGTGGTATCTCCAATCATCAGGTTTATTGTGGCATCCTGCTGACTGCTAGTCCTATTATACCAGCTTAAAGATACTGGAACACTTGAAGGGCCTATTACAATATTACCTTCTCCTAACATAGATTCTCCATTCAAGGTCTTGATTTTAGTAGTGCCTCCTGCTGCATGTAGGATGTCAGTACTGGCTTTGCCACCCACTGATATTCCAGAACCATTATACACAGTACTCCCACTATCTAATGGGAAGGATATGTTGCTGCCCTTATCCATTGTACCTCCTGATAAGGGCAAATACTTCTTTATTTGCTCACCTATGGAGTCTTTCAAATCACTTACCTCTTCCTTAGTGGCATAATCAGTCAGGCCTATTGTGGTAGGACCAACAAACTCCCAATGGCCATCAGGATAAGCCTCATCCTTTACCCATAGATATTCATTATACCTATTATCTTCTGTAGGGTCTTCATTGGGAATAAAATATATCCTGTTAGGTCTACCTGTCTCTGGTAAAGTAGGCAGTATTGATGCCTTAGGAAGATGCTTTAATGTACCTATAATTGCTGTTGCCATATCTTAATATCCATATTGAAGAACTCCTGAAGGAGCATTTATAACACCTTTACATATCTCCGGATTCCATCCAACACCTAGAATAGTCTTTATGCTATCCTTTTGTCCTGCTGGAATTATAGTAACCTCCACATCATCATCAGATATATTCTTCAGTAGGAAGTTGACTCCGGGATTGAAGTTCCCTGAAGGCACCTCCTTCAGTACAGATATTTGAAGGCTATTTATAACTTGATTTGAAACTATTCTTGCATCCATAATTATTTACCTCTATTGTTCTTACCTTTTCCTTTGCAACCACACTTCTTTGCCACATCATAGAATTTTTATGGTTATTTTCTCACCTCTATTCTTGCCCTCTTGAAGTAGCTTATATAGCTTCCTGAATGTATCCTGACTATTCAAAACCTTACCAACTTCAGAGTTTACACCTACCAAGAGACATCCTGAAGTATCCTTATCTGTATTACCTGCATGTATAAGGATACCATCAAACCCCTTTACATTAAGAAGTCTGGGTAATTTGCCATTGCATGTCTCTTTGTAGAAAGATTTAGGCCCAAACTTAGGGCTATATACATCTAAAGTTACATCATAAGTTCCGCTAGGGATTGCTGTAATGCCTGATTTCTTTAAGGATTTGATTTTAGCGACACTCATGCTGTCATCTAATCCTCTATCAGTATCTTCAAGTACATTACAGAACCACTTCCCATCTACAAGGAGGTTACTTATCGTGTAACTCTGTTTCTTCCATTTCCTGTCTACTATCAGTTCCATTTTGCTCATTAAATAAATTCAAGCTTCTTTTCCTCAACTGACAAGTAAGGTCAGTACAGATGGAGTTCATGAGACTGAACATCTGCTTCCTTAAATCCCTTATCTCCTGTTCCAGCTCTGCATTTCTTTTAAGAACCTCGTCAAGCCTGTTCTTGTTGTCGTCAGACAACTTCTTATAAAACTCCAAAGACCGCTGCATGTTCTCTATGAGGTTATTATCTACCTCACTATTATACTTTCTTCTTGCAAAGAACCAAGAAGTCCAACCACTGATTACTGTGGTTATTATCCCTACTCCTCCAGTAATTAATATACCTAGGTCAATCATGTCATTTAATTATTTCAATAAATTTTTGCTGCTTATTATTCACATAAGGACTATTTTCCACAATAGTAACTTCCACCACTCTGTGTTTCTTCTGAAACCATCTAAACAGAAAAAATTTCTTAGGAGGATTTACAGTCTCTTTCTTGCTATGTGTAACTATGTATTTCTCACTTACAAATTTAGGATGCACTGTAATGACATTAGGGAATTTCATTCCCAGCTTCAACTGATACCATTTATCCCCAATCAGAGTATCAACATGAAATGTTGTTTCACTGAATATGGTATCTTGGAAAGTAACAGTATCTATCCTTTCTGATGTAGATAACAGATATTGTAAGTATTGCAAATCCTTATCCTTTATCTTCAACTCCTTTCTAATCCTGTCCATTTCAACAGTAATGGAATCACTGTAATACTCAAGCTGCTCAGCAGTTAGCTTATACACTCTATTTTCCTTCTTCAGGGAACTGTTCTCCAAGGAGTATGCCTTATTGTTATTCACTGCAACAGCCAACTCATCAGATATTTTCTTATACCCATTGCAGTAATACATGGAACAGGATATGGAAGCCAGCATAATCACTGATATAATACTTACTAATATCTTTCTCATAGCTATGTAGTTGGAGTAAATGAACTTAATTTGTTGTAAATTATAGAACCCTTGAAGTTGTATAATCCTTGATTGGAATTAACATTAGTAGGAGTAGTACTCATATTTGTACCTACTGAATAGTTTCCATTGGATCTTCCATCATCTGTCAATGGAAGCATAATACACCATACAGAATTAGCAACAATATTATTAGAGTCCGATACACCTTGGGATTTTGTATAACTTGCTCCATTAAAAGAGTTACCATATGCAGAGGTATTCCTCATAATGGCGTTAGCTAACCTGTATATGTTATTACCTGACATAAGATTTGTAATATTCATGCCATTATATTGTACCATAGTATTCTGGTCATTGTACAATATTATGTACAGTTTAGCTAGGGAAGTACCTGCTACAACAGATATTTTCATGCCTGAAAATAGCATATATTGTATACCATAATTGTCATCTCTACCACCATTAGTAGGAGTATATATACTTGAAGTGTATATGCCACCATCAACAGGTACTGCACATAAGACTGCCTTAGTCTGTGATAATTGGTTAGAGTCACTAAGATATGTAAATCCTCGAGGAGTGCCACTTTCAAATCCAAAAGAAACCCTCACCTCAGGAATTGTTATTTCATATTTAGTTGTTACTATAGCAGGCTTTATATGCATTTCACTCACAAAGTCTTTTGTTTCATACCCTCGTAGGGAGTTGGTATCAAATATACCAGAATGGCCTGCAAGCCAAGAGGCTGTACAAAATCGTTTTGTAGCAGAAGGTAGGGAACCTCCTACCTTCTTTACTGCCTCTATTTGTGTCATGAATTCTCTTCCCATACTCTTCTCATAGAATTTATCGTATCCTCAAGATATTCTATCCTGCTCTCCAGTTGCTTGTTCCTCATTACAACCTCCTGTAATGCCTTGATTGCCAGCACACCAAATCTATCATATTCTACCCACTTGGTATCATATTTATCAGCCCTGCTGTGAACCATAGTAGCATATACGCCACCCAATGACAGAAGCTGGTCAGCTTTCACACCAAAAGTGCATCTTATACCATTTTCATCAGGATGTTCCCATATATACTTTATGACGTTTAATGACATCAGATTGTCCAGCACATCAGGCATACATGTGACTTCCTTTTTGAATCTCATATCAGAGCCTGAATTACCAGCACCTGACTTAAAGTCCTGATATGCTGTCCAGCTATTACTCTTATTAACCAGAGCTAAGTCATCTTCCACAATTGTTGAAACCTCCAACATGCCCATCTCTCCAAATCTAGCAAGAGAACCTAGGTTACCAGCATCCTTATCTTCATAAGCTAACTCTACCAATGCAGAATCCATACTAACTAACCCATCCCTTGAGGTGCTTACTCTACTATAAGTAGTACTCTCCCAAGGAACATACACTGAAAGTACCTTATTACCATCTGTTCCTGCACTGCCTGATGGATAAGCAAGCTGGACAGGATATATTCTGTTCCGTGAACCAGAAATAGTAGCAGCAACAGTAGATATTGTGTTAATCTCAGTGCTAGATACCTTTACACCACCTAGTGTGGTAGGTGTTGCCTTCCCTAGGGAGAAAGTTGTTCCTGATAAACTAAGTCCAGTTCCTGCTGAGTAAGTTGTGTTACTGTTAGTCCAAGGAACATTGACATACATCTGATTTGAGGAATTAAGCTTAATAGGATAATTCCTACCACTCTCAGGGTACCCAATCCTAACCAATCCTAGTGTAGTTGAGGTAGCTACTCCATACTTAACTGGCTCTCCTGCTGTTGGAGCATATATGTCAGTATTGGTACCATTAATATTAATGGTACCTATCTTTGTACCTGAAGACAAAGACCTACTGAATGACACAGCATCTGCACCTGCTTGGATTCCATCAAGCTTAGATTTATCACTGGAACTCATAAGTCCATTGGCACTAGTAGTAGCAACATTATATGTTGTATTTGTATCTGTCCAAGGTACATTAACATAAGCTTTACCAGAACTATCCAACTCTACAGCATAGTTCTTGCCATTATCAGAGTACCCTATCTTTATACCTCCTAATGCTGAACTGGAAGCCTGAGGTATAGAAGTTATACCTCCTGCACCAATCTCAGTCCAAGAAGTCCAGCTAGTACCATTATATCTCCTAACATATATAACATTATTAGCATATAATGTCTGACTTACAGAAGTATCTCCTACTCCATCTTTGAGTACTTGGAGGGCAAAATTATTGACTCCAGAGGGCTTGTTGGTAATACTATTACCTCCACTAGAATAGTACACTCCTAATTTACTTAAAGTATTATAGTTATTCAAGTTTTCACTGTTGCCAATTTGCTTAGGAGATACTGTACTTGCATTCCAATCATATATGTTCCCATTAAATATGATGACATTATCATCATCTATAGGGAAATACAATACATTAGGGTAACTACCAGCAGAGTTACTTATTGCAGTAGCCCTGTTGGTAGATACATTTACTATAAACTCTTTACCTTTTGCACTCATAACTTTTTTTTACTCTATGATAGTACCTTCACCTATAGCACCCTGCTCTATAGCGGCAGTAACCCAATTTGTACCTTCATAGTCGGCAGATATTCTTACCATAGTAGTAGGATTAATTACTGCATACATTATAATTTGTTTCTTACTAGCACTATTATATGCAGTGAATGTTACTGTATGTGTTAAGCTATTACTATCATTGTATATTCCGTATATCAACTTGCCTGTGGTGACAGCAGAGCTAAAGGTGCTGTAAGCACCCAAGAGAGAGTCAACCTCTGCCTTACTACCCAATGAGCCACTAGTAAATGGCTTAAGAAGTTTATAAAGACCCACTTTAACCTCTAATCCATCTAGTCTAGCACCAAGTAACCTACCTTGATTGGCAGACAGTGGCTTATTTGTGTCTGATGAAACTATGTTATCAACTATATCACTCTTAAGTACATAAGTACTCAAATCAACAGTACCTCCCAATGGGTCCCAGTTGTTCTGAGGAGTTGTAGAAGTACTCCATTCTGCAATACACACAACATTGGTATTTGCAGGATAAGGCTTGCCTTCTATTGTAAAGGCTGATGTGATATTCCATACATCTCCAAGTTTAGCATTGGCTGAAATATCATAAACTTCCTTTATATTGGCCTTAGTACCCTTTACTCTATATACATTACCCAGACCTGAGATTCTGTCATTAAGAACCTTACCTTGAGCTGCTGATAAGGCTTTTGAAGCGTCAGTAGTGGTAAGGTTATTCACTACATCACTCTTAGCCAACTTCTCATCCTGCAATTTCTTACCCATTGCAGCCGAAAGGGGTGCTGTAGTAGAAGTAAGGGTTAGGCTATTTGCAACATCAGCTTCCCTTAACAAGGAACTATCTTCTACTGCTTCTACCACGTACTTTGTAGGAGTAGATGTATTGATTGAAATATATTTAGTATTGTAGTAATTATCAGTTATATATAAATACATATGTATAGGTTCTTCCTCTCTATAGCCTAATATCACAATACCCTGATAATAATCTGGAGATTCCTTAAGTCTAAAAACCCCTATAACGCCTGTATCTACAAAGCTTTTTATATTACTATTATCTAATCCATTTAAAGCATTTACTATATCCTGATGAGAGGAACTAGTACTTAGAGTATAGATGTTATCTTTAAAAAGATGCACCCCATGCTTCTTTCCATTAAACCACACACTGTTTTCATCAGTACTAAAACTCATTAGGTTTGGGGTAGTACTCTGTGCTGCCTTACCTTGTGCAGAAGTTTTTGTTACTGCTACCCTTAATTTTTGTCCGTTTGCTGCCAATGCTTCTATATCATTCATTGGCATAATTGAGTTAACAATCTTCATTCTTTTTTTTTTTTTTTTTTACTCTATAATAATAGAACCTGCTGCTTCACTCAATAGGTCTTTCAACAGGATTATCTTATTCTCACCACCTGAGACAATGGCTATCATATCATCTTCAGATACTTCTTCTGTTACCTTAAACTCTGTATCCTTGACTCCCAACTGAGCCAATTTGTCCCTAATTTCTTCTATTTGATTCTTAGTGAACATGTTACTCTATAATTACTTTAGAATCTTGACCTAATACAGGTTGCCACTCTCCATTGACAAAGTATAGCAACTTGCCATCCCTTAACCATAGATTCTCTATAAGAGGCTCTCTATTATGGGAAGCAACAACCTGTTTCTTTTTCATCATTTCCATACTACACCTCAATATAATCTACAAGGAACTTGCCCGGGGAGTTCTCCTTAATTGTAATAAAGCACCCTGAACTGGCAGTGCCCTCACCCTTATAACCACTGTAGTAGCAATAACACAAATAAGGTGGTACTAAATCAGGAGAGGAATTAAGGGTAATACCCTGTATTGGATATAAGGCTTCATTACTAAAACTAGCACATTCACCACTCATGTAAATCACTTCTCCAGCATTCAACCTTCTACATATTTCAGGAGTGAAACCTGCTTCAACCAACTGCTCTTGTGTAACATTAGGACTACTGGATACCAACTCCATTAGTTTTGTACCTGTAGGTGTAAGCACTGCAACATTAGACTTACTCTCTAATTCTGTTACCCTATCATTAAGAATCCTACCTTGGTTGGCAGAGAGAGGTAATTCAGTTCCTGAACTATTTAGTCTGTCTACAACAGAACTCACACAAAGAAAATTATCAATAGTAACAATAGTCATATAACTTTGGTCAATAATATATACACAAAGAAGCTGATAAAAGCTAAAACTTAAAAAGGTTACCCCGTCATTTTCTATCACTGAGGCAGTACTTTTGACAAATTGTCCCTCGTTTTGAAAATAACCAACAATTATCTTACCACCTGAGACAGCTTTTGTAAACTCATCCCAATTCCCTACAATAGATTCTACGTCTGTTGTATACCATCCTTCTGTTGTTTGAAGGTTACCCGGTAGAACATATACATCGAAGAGCCATTACCAGCAATGGCTTTCCAGCCATTACTAGTATAGTACTTCGACTCTCCATTATTAATCCAGAGGTCACTTGTACTTGGAGCTTTTATATCTTGTATAATACCTCTAAATCTTTTCATTGCTTATTATTGTTATTAGAAGTTGCTTTCTGCTTATTTATTTGTTTTTCCTTGAGCCTTGCATCAATTTCAGCCTTCTCCTTATCATGCTCTAGCCTTTCCTTATCAAGCTTAAGTCTTAAATCAAATTCCCTTATCTGCTCAAGTAGTTTGTCTTTGGCCTCCTGTGAATACTCTGATTCCATAGAATCCCCATCTTCACTACTTTTACTCATAGCCTGCATTTGTGCAATCAGTATCTTAGTCTCATTATCTCTTCTATTGAGAGCATCTTCCTGTTGCAACTTAGCTTGCTCCAATTGAGCCTTTTGCTCTATTTCTTGTTGCTGTACCTGTAATTGCTGTTGCTGTGCCTGAGCCTGTCTTTCCTGTAGGTTTCTTTCATCCTTTTCAACAAGCCTTTGCTTTTCAGCAAGTGAAGATGAGCCAAACAACTTCATAATAGTTGAGAATGTCAAAGCCTGATTCTGCAAAGCTGCCTGTGCCAAAGTATCAAGTTTTGAGTTCAGTTCCTGAATCCCATTACTACTATCCACTACAAGCCCATAGTCTGACTCTGCAAACTCATCTCCATCTATCTCCATTACTTTCAAAGACCCGTCTGAGAGAATATACTGGAACTTCTTTTTCCTTCCTTTCAGTGCAGCCTTACTTGTTTCAAGTAAGCATTCATATACTCTCCTCTTTACATCATCATGTGTCATAAACAGCCACTCTGTAATGTATGAGGATTGTACCATACTTCTCTCTACTCCACCTACTGTCTCTCTATTGCTTACCTGACCTTCCCTTTGTTTGGTAATACCAGCAACCTCAGTCATCTCCATCTTTATGAACTCAAGAAGGTTTATATACTGCTGTATCTGGTTACCATCAGATGTAGGAATTGCTCCTGTAGATGCATTATTCAGGGCACCTGCGATTTTTCCTGTGGCTGCACCTATGTTACCTTCTTTGAAGCTATCCTCAACTGCAATACCCATAGTCTTTGCATAGTACAACCACTTCTCTACATCCCAACCCTTAGGCTTTTTGGCAAAGTCAAGTCTTAATAATGTTCCCCAGTTCCTTGCCAGTAACTTATTAAGCCTATCATGTATAACATCATACATGTAATTATATGGCTTCATCATGTCTACCAAGCTAAAGGGCCTGTTGTCATTCAGATTATAAATTGAGCCTATAATTCCAAAATGGCATCTTGAAGGGTTACTGAGTCTATTGTATTGAACTACTCTTGGCCTCATATTGACATATATGTCAGTGCCAATCTTTGTTCCTTCCCAAGCCTCGTTTATGTAAAATATCTGCTCCTCTTCACCAGCATCCTTATCTACTATATAGGTCTCAGGATAGAAGTTAAATGTCTCTTCACCTGTTTGAGGGTCATATCTTTTTATCTTCTTTATTCTCCTTCTTGACTTCCAATATACTCTAAGTACCCTGATGTTTCCAGCAACATCAAAGGGTAATAAGGAATTGGCTATGCCATCATATCCTCCTAAGGGGTCCCAAAAGAATCCTTCTGCTTCAGTATTTATCTCATCCCCAATCATGTAGTTATTGACAAATCCATACCTTTCATCAACATTACCCATAGAGTCTACAGCAGCCTGTCCTACATGGTCAGGTATCTTCTCTATATACTCTATATCCTTCTTTGTCAATACATCATAGAAAGTATCAATAACTCTACCGGGACTCCAATAGTCCTCAATGATTATCATGTCAGCATCCTCAACCTTATTGCTGTATCCTGACTTGAATATCCTAACCTTCATGGGATTCAACTTTTCAACAACTGGCTCTCCTCCTACTATGTCACATTGGTACATTTCCTCCCCTGTTGTCATTGCATCTATAAACCCCTGATTGAGAATCAAGGACAGATTCAATTCCTTCTTATAGTGATTCAACAAGGCATTGGCTCTGATTTCTCTAATGTCCTGCCATTCATAAGTGTAGTAGTCACCTATTTTCTCAAGCTCCTTAGTAGCATCCTCCTCTGATTGATAAGAGGCTGAGACCCATTCTTGCAGTCTTTGTAGTAATTCCTGTTTCTTATTATTCTCTATCTCAGAGATAGCATTAGGATTAGTTATCACTACCCTGCAATCAAAAGCTCTTTTACTCTCTTCTCCCCTCAGTACATTTAACTTACTATTCATAATGGGATAATGTTGAATCCTGTCAGGTATAAAACCTGCCTGTATCTTCTCAGGATTCAATATCATCTCAAGGTCACTCATATGAAGCTTGCCATTAAGAAGGTCATATGCAATTTTTTTATGTATAACACTTTTCCTTACAAGATTATAATTAAAAAATGTCTTAGACTCAGCAAAGTCCAAATGCTTCTTTCTCCACCCCTTAGTCTTTTTATTAAAAGGCAGATTTTGAGGAGGCAATTGACAAAATTCACTCATACTTATATTTCCATTTATATCCCCCTGCCTTTTTAGTCTTTCCTTTCAGGCAGTGTACAATTGCTGACTTAGAAACACCAATCTCCTCAGAGGCTTCCTTAATTGAATTAAATTCTTTTATAAACTCTCCATCTAAATTAAATTGAAGTATTATTTTTCTATGTGCTAACAAGGTATTCTCACTTGGAGCTTTCCCAAATAAAGGACTATCTTTGCCTTTTCTAAGCCTATATTTAGCTAGCCAAGGCATATCTTTTGCATAATGACCAAGAGCCTTTCTTGTAGAAACTCTTTTCTCTATAGTTTCTTTTGATGGATGTTTGCCATACATGGAGGCTTTACTACCTACGTATTTTCTGAGCTTATTCTTAGTATATTCACTAACTGTTCCTACGCCTTGTCCACCATTAGATATATTGTAGCTTAGCCCTTTTCTCTTGTAATGTCTGATAAGATATTGTTCCAAAACAATTGCTCTATCTTTGGAGGTTTTACACAATATAATATGCTCAAAATTATTCCAGCCATACTTTAGAATAGCCCTATTCATAATTTCACATTTTATGTAGCCCTTTCCTTCTCTCCATCTATTATTAACAGCCATAGAAGTTATTCCTACATAGACTTTATTATTTGTCTTATTTATATGTAGGTGTACTATGTACTCCTCTTCCATATACTTCAATCTAGTTACTTTGCAAAGTTAAATAAAAATATAATCCCATGCAAGTATATAAATAATTTATTAAGTGTCCATTCTCGTTTTACTAAATTTACTGACAAGGTCAAGGACGATAATTTCTCTTGAAGAATAGGTCTTCCCCATCATAGCTATTTTCAGCATTCTCTTGCCTGTCCCTACCTACATTACCTTGGTACTTTATCATTTTATCTTCTCTGAGGAGCATCAACATTCCCATAGCTGATATTCTATCAAAGTTACCCTCAGAGTTGTAGTTGATAAGCTCCTTTAATAGTGCCCTGTTTCTTACAGTAAACAGTCTTGGAACCATTACTTCCTTACTTTCTCCATCAATAGTCTGAATAACAGGAACTGGGGATAGTAGCCAACTTCTCAACCTACTTCTTGCATAGGCATTTATGGCAGGTGAGGCATTGGTGCCTTTACTTTTGTTACCTATCCCATCCTTCATCATCTGCTTCTCCTTCAAGAAATCCAATACATCTGTAAGCAGATAAAGGCTATTTCTTGTCGAGAAGTGAGAAAATAAGCCTTTCTTATTATACTCATAGTTCAGTCTGCCATTATAGAAGAGGCACAGTTTTCTGCAAATTTCATAGTAATCATCTGCAAAAGAAGGTCTTCCTGTGTACTCAGCTACTATTCTATCAGTCCACAAATCCAATACAAATATGGAACCTAATGACATAGTATTTGACTCATCATCATCATAAGGGTCAGCACCTAATATATATCTGTCATTGTAAGGTTTGTTGGTATTCTTATCAATCTCAGGCATCTGAAATATCTCGATAGCTCCCTCAATCTTATTATCCTTATGTGGGAAGTCTCTGATAGGCTGTGCAGAAGTAGGCTTATACTCCACCTTCCCATCCTTGCTAAATACCAAATCCCCTACATAAACATCATCATACTCTGTAGGATTGGAATCCAATTGGCCTATTCTTTCAGTCAAATCAGCTATAGGGAACATGTTTACACCTGTCTTCACAATAGCTTCAGCAGGTGTAATAGGGACCTCAGCAATAGTCTTGATAATAGTATTAGGGTCAGTAGAATTATACTTTACCCTGTATCTGTTCATAAGGATTTCAATCAGTGCCTTGATAATATCAGATACACCATCTTCATTGTAGCATCCTTTCCTGTTTACATAACCGGGGAAGAAGAATACAAAATAAGGCTTACCCTGATTATACTTATCAAACACATTAGGTAAGGCATACATATTATAACCCTTTGGGTTATACATGATTTCCTGAGCACCAGCAAAGTCTGATTCATTATCACCAGCAGTACCTAACATATAGATTTGCCCAAAGATAATATCACCATCCTGTACTGAAGGTAACAATACATTATATAGGTCTACAAGTCTAGGGAAAGTATTATGAGTAATAGTTAAATCTCCTAATACAAATAAGTGATTTTTATCTACTGTAAACCCATAGTATTCTCCTATATCATAAGGCTCCACCTTAAAAGTATAATCATTCCAACATTTCCTGCTCTTATAGGAAGTACTGCTTATTCCCTTCTTCCTTTCTATCTTAGTAGGTATAATGGATAAATCTCCACTTATTCTAAGTCTATAATGTAGGACTCCTTTTTTCTTTCCAGCACCAACTCTTGAAGTTAAAGAACACTTCAGACCATTACATTCACACATAAATTTTATGTCATCCAGTATATGCTTCCTATCATGCCTTTGAGTTATTTCAAAGAAGTTCTTCTTGGAATTATAAGTACCATCAGTATCAATAAGGCCTGCTACAACTTGTAGCTGAACATCAGAACTATTTACCCTATACTCATCAGGAATATGTTTATTATTGTACAAGTTGTATTCTAAGAACAACCTATTATAAACATGGGTAGTTTTGCTTATATGAAAAACCTTACATGATTCAGATTGGGAAAGATTCTTTATTTGACCTATATAATTATCTGACAGCCACTGCAATACTTCTTTGTCTTCATTAGCTATATCAAGCCTTGTGGAGTCTCCATCTCCAAGCCACAATCCTAAGAAATATGGATTAATTGGCACAGGATTGAAAGGAAAACTAACAACAGCCTTTGGGATATAATATCCTTTATTCAGGTTCTTTATCTCTAATAATTCAGGTGCTGTGAGAGTATGCTCAGTATAGGTTCTCTTACTCCAATTATATTTCTTGAAGTACACTGGATGATGGCTGTTTACTATCTGGAAATCACCATTAGACAATGTTATTTTATATAGTTGGTCTGTACCATTATATAACTCCTGAACTAATCTTGGAGTATTATCATCCCCCATTAGCTTATCTCCTACTATAATATCTTCCACATTTTTAACAGACCCATCATACATCAACACTTTAGTGCCCTTTATGTGGCAACCAAACTCCTCGATAAGAATCTTGGCAGCTCTCTTACCTCTCAACTTAGATTCATCATCCTTAGATGATACACCTAGGACTGTATTCTGAGTACCTCTTTCAATATCCAACTCCATATCCTTATACCCCATTGTCCAAGTCATTTCCTGTAAAGAGTTCTTTAATCTCTTTCTTGGGAACTGAGTATTAGTTGCACAGAAGTTAGCCATATCTACAAACTTGTTGAGTACACCATCCTTGGTGAGATACTCCTTCTGATAAGCAGTTACTATACCCTTTACTTTCTCGTGTGCATCCTTATTCTCACCCACTACAAATATGTGATTGAGAATTGATGCAAGACTATATGACTTACCTTTACCTCTGGATGCAAGCTCAGCCATGTGCTGACCTCCTTCAAAGTTGTTGTAAGGGCCACCATTTGATGCTTGGTCTAAGCAATGGAATCTCCAATATATACCTTCCCAGCACTCAGGTAATGACTCTACTCTATCTGCTCTCTTTGACTTCCTCTTTTTACCATCCTTATCTTTGTACTCCCTAATCTTGGATAGCATCATAGGAGAATAATTAAGGAACCAATACAAATATCCTGTAACCCATTCTCCATCAGATTCTCTTACATATCCCTCCCAAATCCTTCTTCTCTCTTCTCTTATCCACTTACCATATTCACTATTAGGATTGGCATTAGGCCTAAGGTTAGTAAATGTACCATACTTCTCATAATGTATGGCAGATGGCCTGAAGTAATCCATATTCTCAAGTATATGGGGATTGGTTAAATCTACAATAATTCTACCTCTATCATCCCTTGGCCTGTCTTTGGCATATTCTCTTGTAGGACTTATCAGTCTCTTAACAAACTCTACATTATTTATAATATCAAATAATTGGTCCTGAACTTCCTGAGGAAGGCTATTAACCAATTCCTCAGTAAGCTCAGTCTGATATTTGTTCATTTTAATCCTCTGGAATTCCATTATATTCTCCCCTTATGACTTCATCATAGAATGATGAGCCTACCCAATTAAACAACATTTCAGATAATGTGACACTCATATCCTTATTTACAGACTCTTCCTGACCAGCAAGAGACCTTACTGTGTGTTTTAGTGTAAGTACCTCACATGTCTTGGAATCTTTGACAAACCAAACAGTGTACTTATAAGTCTTCAAAACCTTAAAAGTACTATGTGGGATAATCTCTCTTTGCAGAACCAAATGGCCTGTAGTCTGAATACCTAAAACTTCTCTTCTTCCCTTAATATGATTATTAAGTCCCTCTATAAAGTATTCTAACATAATTATATTGCTAAGTCATCTTCAAATATTGTCTTCTCTCCTGAACCTCTCATCTTTCCTGAGTTTCTTATTTCTGAATTGAGAGCCTTCTCTGCTTCATCCAAGTCCTTGACAAGTGGAGTAATCTGCTTTACAATGCTGGTAATCTCCTTAAACTCCTTTACTTCAAGACTGTCAAAGTCAATGCTCCTAAGCTTTGCCCTGAACTTATTAACCATGAATCTTGTGTCTTCAAGGAGTAAAGCGGAGATTGGCTTAAAGGACATGTAAAACTCCATAGCATCCTTTACTACCTTATCAGGCTCCCATTTGGGAGGCATACCCTCTCCTTCTTTAATAGCTTCCTTTCTCTCATCCTCGTCAACAAGATATTGGTAATCACTTCTAGGGTCACAGAAAAAATATATAAACCCCAATTCTGCAATTGCCTTATCCTTGTTAACAGTCCTATCCCTTTGCCAAATTTGCTTGAATGGCTTTAGGGCAAGAGCTTCCTCAGATATTATTATCTTATATCCTTCGTATCTGAATAATTTTATCATAAAGTATTGGTAAAAAAAAAGAGTATCAGAATAGTATTCCTGATACTCTTTTGTATTATACAATTAGCCTTTTCTTATCTGGTTGGATAATTGGAGATGGAGTAGGGTCAGGAACTTCTTCCCACTCCTCTACCACAAAGTCTATATCCCTGTCTTGAAGGAGTAGACATTGTTGTCCATCCATTTCAACAACATCAAAGTTGTATTTGATAACTGGATTATCAGTTACAATTCCATCTTTTAGTGTACCTTCTCTATGCTGTTTGACTGCATATCTCGTTGGGTTTATGCAAACCAAATCTCCAACCTTTATATTTCTTACTGAATCTCCCACTGCAAGAACAGTCTGGTACTCTTTTAACCCTCCTTGCTGTTTTGTGGTATCAATAAGTCCACCTTCAGTCACTACATCATGCTCATACTTGTTCATAGTAGTGATAAGCGCAGTGAACATTGGCCTTATCTTTTTAACCTTTAGCATTTCTTCTCCCTTAATTTCTTTATTATCTTATACCTTTTCTTAACTCCCAACATTCTATCATAGGTACAAGTCAACTTACCCAATGAAGGAATATTAAAGTTTGTTTTCAACTTAGCAAAATCCTCCTCATCAATATCTTCCTTTAATGGCAAGGATTGTATGGATTGGTTAATGAATAACCAAAATGCCCTGTATGTTCTATCTACTAGCTTAGCAGGCAGGTTCAACTCACTGGAAACCTTACCAATTATATCAGAATATATCATTTTAACTCAAAGAGTAATAACAACTGGAAGGCATCATTATCTGCATTGATATTAGGGATGAATTTGGGATTTATCTTGCCATCTACTATGACTTTGTTCTTCCTTAATTTACCCAAAATTACTTGAAAGTGTGGAAGAGTAATATTACACTCTTCCCTCACCTTCTTCTTTGTATCCTCACTCATTGTAACCCTATCAAGTATTTCACTGTCCTTGATAACTTTACTGAGTTCATATCTTTGCTTCACAAAAGATGCAGCAACATCTATCTCTCTTTTGGTTAACTTATGAAAAGGTTCTAGGAACATGAGCCAATACCTGAAGAAGCTTTTGTCTAGAGAGCATGGTACTCTTGCTATATTATTAGGCTTCTCCATGATGATATTTACTTTTCTTCCTTACCTTCTTCCTTACCTTCTTCCTTGGTGTCCTCCTCAGGAATCGCCATTATATTTTCAATTTCCTCTGTACACTTATTCAAGAAATCCGGCTTAAATGCGTGACCATTTTCTACCACCTTAAATAAATAGTTAAGTCTTTGGAATGTATTCTCCAGATTAGATTTCTGAAGGCTCATGTACAACTGCTTAACTTGTTCACTCAATTGATGAGCCACATTCTCCAACTGTTCATAACTCATCTTAGATGGCTGTTCCTGCCTAAGTTCTTCCTTTTCTCCCATATCATTTTATATTTAATAGTTTTCCAAATATTTGTGTCCATACCTGTTCCTGTAATTAGTCTCCCACTCTTCTATTGAGCACTCCCCAATATCAGTAGAGCCACACTCATCACAATAATCCGAATCCTTCATCCTAGGTACAAATCTCACCTTCAAGGATAAACAATGCTTGCAATATAGAACAGGCTCCTCATTATAGGTATTCTGCCCTTCTGTGTTTGAGTTGCTCATATATTGACTTCTTTACTTCATTCATTACTCTGCTGTGGTGCCCTTTCCTTCTGCTAGTATTAGCTCTGTTATTGAAAGGTCTCTTAGGACATATAGTGCCTGAAGGAGATACTAACCCTCTTCTTATGGCTCTCCTAATTGATTTAAACTTACCAACAGCTCTATAATCTCTTAAATTAAGAGTCTCTGTAAGTGGGTTCTCTACTGTAAGCGAGTCCTCTACTATATCTGCCTTGTTTCCCAAATACTTCTTGAACTCCTCCTCACTCATCAATGCTCTCTCTACTAAATTAAGCTTCTCCTCCATAATAGTATACTAATACATACTGACCTCTTTCCTCTAAGAGAGAAACTATATCTTCTCTTTTAATCCCTAAGGAATTGGCTTCCTTCACAATTCCCCTAAGATTATCAGCAGTCAAAGCATGCATAATCTGATGCACTCCTTGGCCATTCTCTATCTTAGTCCCTGTCATTCTACTCTTTTCCATATCAATTTAAACTAGTTGCGGAGAAGTGAATCGAACACTTGGAGTCCAGCTTATGAGACTGGATTGAATACCAATTCTCTCCGCGATGTTAGAGTGGGATAACAGACTCGAACTGTCAAATTAACCTTGGAAGGGTTACATGTTACCATTACACTAATCCCACATTGAGTAGATAATCAGACTTGAACTGACCCCTTGACATTGGCAATGTCATATGCTACCGCTAACACCATATCTACAAGAGCCTAAGATTTGGGTAACTGGTACTTAGGCATTGCAAGTATCACCTTAACTTGCACCCTCAATCACCTACACCTCATTGAGCTTTTTAATTTCAGTGGCGCAGGTCAGCTCCTGCCGAGGTTTATCTAGTAGCATTGAGTGTTACTCTCTCACTGTAGATAAGACAGCTTTTAGTAACTTGTGAGTCCCCTAAAGGATTTGAACCTTCTCTTCTTGTTTACAAGACAAGCTTGCTAACCATTAACACTAAGGGGGCGGTGTCTTAATATGGTCTTATATCACATAAGTGGAACAAGTAATCATACTTGTTGATGTTCTGAATGAAAGTCTCACATTCTGAAGTAATACCCTTATAGATAACATCCTGTGGTATCTTAGCATAAAATGCTAAGGTGGCAGATTTAACCTCTGCTATAAATGTGTAGGCATTCAATGCATCACTTGAAGTGCCTTTGATAGCATTAGGTTGCATCTTACCTAGGATGCCCATGTAACCTTCTGCAAGACTATCTTGGTAGTCTGATAGGATTTCAAGGAACTCATCAAGATATACATGTATATTCTTTTTAGGAGCTGCCCAATGTAGATTCTTACATTTAGTCTTCCAACCTTCAATCTGATTTAAGAAATCTATAAATAGTTGTGAAGAACCGGATAACATATCCCTATCTGATTCTATTGGAGTAAATAAACTCTCTTCCTCAAACATATTCTCTTATTTTAATAATGCAAAGTTAAGTAAAACTTATGATATAACCAAGCATTTACTTAATTATTTTCAAATTATTTTTAGTACCCCCTAAGAGACTCGAACTCTTACACTTGAAAGTCAGGGCTTCTAAGACCCTTGTGTCTGCCATTCCACCAAAGGGGCATTTGTATGTATTTCTGGAGGGAGTTGAACCCTCAATCTTATTTCAGCCCTGACCTTTGAAGTCAGTGTGTATTCCAATTCCACCACAGAAGTATAAAAGTGGGTATTCATAGAATCAAACTATGTTCTTAGGTTTTTCAGACCTACGCAATGTAACCATACCTGCCCAATACCCACCATTATGACTTATTTGCATCTCTACCTGCATCACTTTCCATAAGTCAAGGACTTTGATTTCTATTGAAGTGGGGCAGAAAGGAATTGAACCTTAAATAGCCTATGGCAGCAGATTTACAGTCTACTTTAATTCACCACATTAAAGCTACCCCTAATTAGTTTACCTCCAAATGAAGGGTTATTCCTGTATTGGAATAGACCCTGTAGGAGTCATCATCTGACTCTTAGCAATGATTCTTACATAAACATTACCAGCTCTCTTAATAAAAGAAAGAACTCTTCTCATAACTGTAAAATTTGGAGTTAAACAATTATATTTCCCCACTAGGAGTCGAACCTAGTTCCAGAGATTAAAGGTCTCTAGCATCACCACCAATGCTTTAGGGAAATGAGTGTTCCCACTAGGAATTGAACCCAGATTTCTGCCTTGAGAGGGCAGTTACCTAACCATTAGTAGATGGCTCCATATTAGTAGGGAAGTAAGGACTTGAACCTTATCCTTAGCCTTGAAAGGGCTATGACCTAACCCATAGTCTACATCCCCATAACAAGTACCCTCTTATAGTGGATAAGAGGAGACTCGAACTCCTATAAAACAGTTTAGAAGACTGTTGCATTATCCATTATGCTACCTATCCTTTGTACTAAGAGGGCATCTTCTCGTTGTCTTGGCAGGACTTGAACCTACAATGTGGGGACCAAAGACTCATGTGTTACCTTTACACCATAAGACAAAATAAAGAAAAAGAAGTACTACCTTTATGTTAGAAATATACGCAAGTAATGAACAGACTATCAAGAAAAGAAAAAGGTAGTACTTCTTTAATCCTAAAACACGTTTCTTATCTTCTTATCTTTGACACTGCAAAGATAAGTATTATTTTTCATATATCCAAATATTACCAACTTTTTTTATTATAGCAATTTTCCACTAGAAGGTGAGAAATAAGCTGGTTAGGTATCTAACCTAAGAGATACTCCTATCAATACCTACCAATCTATCAGCCCACTTCTCAGTATAGAAGCTGTAGTAATCCCACTTAAACCCTGCTCTACTACATATAGAATGTACCACATTATGCAGTAATGAAGGTGCCACAATTATTATCAAATATAAAGGACCCAATATATCTGATTGCTTACTGTGACCACACTCATGCTTAATTGTCCTCTCTGAGGACATAGGGTTTACAAAGAGATAATCTCCCAAAGACATAGCTGAAGGTAATACACTATTCACTATAATGGTATTGCCATCTGCTTCACCCTCCCTATATGCTGTACTACATAGCACACCTTCAATGCACAAAGCCAATATATTTTGTGGTAGCTGCCACAACCACTTAATACTTTCTTTTATCTTAATCATCTTATCTACATAACCTATTTATCCTTATTCCAACAGAATTTAGAATTATCAAACTTTTCTTTAAAGTATAAGAGACCCCTGCCAGCATTATGGCTTGCATCCTCATGGTTAGTCTCTTACCCCGTTTATGTATTATTAGTTCTCACTCTGTGTTATCTCTGTAGTCTTTTACACCACCCTTGAAGACTTGGCCTAAAGCTCGGCTAAATACTTATTTGTAATCCTCTTCAAGTGGGGCACTTGCCTGTAGCCTTCTTAGTATCCTTTACTTTCCTAAGCTGCTGTGCCCAAGTAATCTCCTTACCATGAGGGGTCATCTATGCTTTTAAGAGTTGATGATTCTCTATCCTGAAGTACTTGCTACTCCAACATGACTGCAAAGGTAAGTAAAAAATCTGATATATGCAAATATATAACAATAATTTAAAATAAT